TTCCTACCCCCCTTTATATATACCCCCCTCACCAGTTCACCGGATTTCAAAACATCGAGTATATTACTGCAACTTTCCCAAAAAAATCCGTTTCACCGGATTCGAATCCGGTGACACACCGGATTTACCCTTCCTCAGCCGTCTCGACCCCGTGCGCGGCCAGGAAGTCGCGATGGACCCATGCGTCGCGTGGCTTGGTCCTGGTCTTGATGCCTTTGACGAAGAAGATTTCACCGGCTTCTGTCAGTGCCAAAAGTAAATCATCCAGTGTCTTTTTTGGTTGTCTACCAACTGACATCTGTTTAATCTCTCTGTTCGTTTTACCGTTTTCTCTACCAGCATAAATCAATTTACTCAGACTCTTCATATTCTTCTCAAACACTGAATCCGTAATTTCTCTACTCGCTTTTGTCATCTGACTAATCGTCGCACGCGACAATTCAGTCGCCCATTTCATTGTCGTCGCATCGACAACGAGATTGCTTTCGTCGATCTCTCCATTGACTGGCCAGTCAGCGCAAGCACGTATGAGCGCGAACTTCATCGCGTTTTCAAACGCTCTCACATATAAGCTATCGGTCTGGTTCTTTCTGGCCTTGATTTTCTCATCATGCATTTCCCCCTCAAACGCTTCAGCGAGGTGGATTGCTTCCTGTGTCAGGTGGACGATCCTTGGCTGGATGACTGGTTCGCCGCCCTGGCGTGCCAGAGGGTTTGGTATGGGTGAGACCTTACTCCATGCCCTGACCCACTCTGTCACCTTATCAGGGGTCTCCAGGCTTTCTGTTGGCCTGATACGTGGGTCTCTGTCTCCCGCGTCAAACAAGACGATGCGTGACAGAAGTCCATTTTTAATATCCTTCGACGTCAACGCTTCTGTCAGAGAATCGGGTGTGGTTGCCCCTAACAAACTAACACAAGGTTGATCTATCGTCTTCGTCTTTTCGTCATCCGCGTATGACTTACTTTGGAATATACTCGACGAAGACGAATACAATTTCAGCAAAGTCTCAATCACATTAGCAATATGAGACGCTGCATTTTTAGCATTGGCGGAACTCAGTAAGTATGAAATCTCATTCAACACCATCACTTGCCGGGGGCTTTTTATGACTCTGTTTATAATACCAGCGTCTGAAGCGACATTCTCAACACCAACGATCTCAGAATACAGACCAGAATCCTTTGCTATCTTTTTGATAGCATTCATCGGATGCTCTTTTCCTGAGCCTGAATATGCAATCATGACGACGTAAATATTTGGTCTTGTGTGCCACCTTTGTAACTGCACTCTTTGACCAACAGCCGATGCCATCAATGATAGCACTGCGGCGAGGGTAAGTGTTGGTTGCGGCTTATGAGCTGTTTCCATGATCCAGCGGTGTATTTCACCCATTACGCCAGGAAGATTGGAATACAGATTCTCAGGAATGTTGCCGAAGTTCTCCTTTACAATATTATTTACTTTGGTCTCTTTTGATTTAATAATTGATGACGCATCAATTCGTAAAATGTCTGGAGTCAAAAACTCAGGGTTGGTAAGATCTGGAATATTTAATTTTCCATCGCATAGCAACTTATGCAAATGAGACAAGCGATCACGCCCGCTGCATCCATTATGAACACAGTGGATAACGAAGCCTGACGTTATCTGAGGCAAGTTGGCCTGAGATATTTGGGACGCATTGACGACATATGTCCCTGTTGTATCCAGTTGTCCTGTGACGTGATCATCAGCGTGCGGGCACACGATGTGCTGTTTGACGCCTGAGATCCGTTTACCCAGCGTTTGGGGTGCCTGGGTTTGCAGGGCCTTCAGAATCTCGAACCGTGGGCCGTATTCGGCTGCCCAGGACGTCAGGTCGATCCACTGGCCATTGGGTGCCTGATAGGTCAGGTGGTTGTTCTGGACCGGCACCAGCTTCGCGGGTTGCTGGGGTAGCTGCGGAAGGGGTGGCGGCACGTCTGGCAGGTCCCAGATCGGGCATGGGTCGCCGTCGACGACGGCGTGCAGGAACTCAGCCCCTTGCTTGTGCCGTGGCAGGTAGAACAGCCGAGACGTATCAGAACAGGACTGGTCCATCGACAGGCCCAGGGCGTGCGTCAGGGCGCCAACGCGCTCCCGCCATAACGTATTGGCCAACCGCTGCGACTCATGCTCCTCCGCGATCCACGGACTGCTGAGCAGCAGGATGACGCGGAACTTGGGGCACGGCGCATGCTGGACGAGGTAGGAGCGGGTATTGTTGTCCCTGGTCTCGTCAGCAATGGTGGCGTCAGCAACGATGCGTGGCAGGTAGCCCTTCTTCGCCAGCAGATAGCCCGCGATGGTCCCGTTGTTCTCCGCCATCCACTTGTCAGCCGGATCAGCCGCGATCACCGTCTGGCTGGTCAGGTGACTGTAGGTCGAGTGGATGATCGCCTTCCACCCTTTGGCCTCGACGGCGTTCTTGATCTCGTCGAACGAATGACCGCAGTCAGCGTCCAACACGGCGATGTCGATCCGCGCCGCTTGCTCCATGCGCCTGACGGTGCCGGTGAACGTCGCTGGCGTGAAGCATGTCCCGTCCTTGTTCCCCACCATGTGCTGCCTGAGCAGCCTTGCCAGCTCGTCGAACGTCAGAGTGCGGCGGTCTGTCCACCTGATCTCCGACTTCGAACGACCGAATGTGAGTGTGATTGTGTTGTCTGACGGAGGCTGCGCCTCAAAGATGAGTTTGACCATTGCCTTCTCCCTCAAAACGGCGGTTGATTACCCCAAAGTGCGCTTCTCTTTTCCTCAAACGCCCTGACAACGGTCTCGATGAACGTCATCCACTGGTCTTCACTCATTTTAGCGAGATCAGTTATTCCAATGCTTTCAAGATACTTTCCCCCTTCGTCTGAAGCCGCATACATGGCTTCGACATCGTGCTCTTTTGGCGGTATCATTCTCGCTCCTGGCCATGTTTCAAAGATGAGTTTGACCAGTGGATGGTCAAAAACGGTAGTTGACAACTTCGAAGAACTTTCCCGATTTCCGGACCAGAATTTCCCTCGGTTTATCGAGTATGTATGCCCGGCCCAAAGCCTCAGTAATCATTGTTGGTGCCGGTGCTTTCGTTCTCCGCATCCACCACTTCACAGCCTTCTCCCGAGGGTAGCCTGGATGCTGGAAGCAGATCCATTCATTATGTCGAAGGAGACCGCATTGATAGTTGACCCGAAGGCTTGGTGGCTTGCCGTTCTTCCCGGCGTGATAGGCATACGATACATTTGTCACCTTCACCCACTCAGGTTGTATCTGCGTCGACAGGATCGCGTCAGTAGCCGCTTTCTCTTCGATCTTCACCGCGCGAGGGAACTCATATCCGCAGTCAGGGCATTCACGCACCGACGCCGGGACGATGCTGTCGCATTCCGGGCATTCCTTCGTCGGCGCGACACCACCTTCCGTCTTGTGCTTCCTGCTGCCCTTGATCAGATCAAGCGGGCCATGCAGTTTTACGTTGTTGGCGAAGTCAAGCACGAGGCAATCGGTTTTGTTGGGTGCTTTTCTTGTGCCGCGCCCGAGCATCTGAACATACAGGCCGGTGCTTTTGGTTGGCCGCAGCAGCGCGATCAGATCGGTGCCAGGGGCATCGAAGCCCGTCGTCAGGACGTTGGCGTTGGTCAGCGCCCGCAGCTTACCAGACTTGAAGTCTTCGAGAATCCGCGCCCGCTCAGCCGATGGCGTTGAGCCGACAACGGTCTCAGCCGTCGCGCCGTGGGCACGCAAGGCGTCACGGATGTGATGAGCATGATCGACCCCTGAACAGAAGACCAGCCATGACCGCCTGTCCTTGCCCCATTCGATGATTTCTTCGACCGCAGCCTGATTGATCGGGTCCAGGTCGACTGCCTTCTCCAACTGGCCAGGAATGAACTCACCGCCCCGCGTGCCGACGTTCGACACGTCCAGTTGCGTCTTCGTGCGCTTGGGAACGACAGGCGCGAGATACCCCTGATTGATCATGTCCAAAATCGACGCTTCATATGAAATGTCGTTGAACAAGGAGTTTTCGCTGTCGTAAAGCAACCCGCTATCAAGCCGGAATGGCGTGGCGGTGAAGCCGATCACCTTGAGACGCGGATTGATTTCACGCAACTCGTTGAGGAAGTTGCGATACATGCTGTTGTTGTTGTCAGAAAGAAGATGCGCTTCGTCGATGATCACGAAGTCGCACCGCTGAACTTTGTAGGCATGCTTATGAATGGACTGAATGCCAGCGAACAGAATCTTGGCATCAATGTCACGCTGGTTCAGGCCCGCGCTGTAGATGCCAGCGGGCGCTTCTGGCCAGATGTTCATCAGCGCCGCGTAATCCTGCTGGATCAACTCTTTGACATGCGTCAGAACGAGAACGCGGGTCTCGGGCCATTCTTCGATGGCACGTTTCAGAAACGCCGATAGCGTCAGGCTTTTGCCAGTGCCCGTCGGCAGAACGATGAGCGGATTGCCATCGTTCCGACTAAAATAATCATACAGAGATTGCACTGCTTCCTCTTGATAAGGACGCAGTTGCATGGTTATAGTGGTCGCGGTCACTTTCATCTCCAGTGGTGCCAGCCAGATGTGAACCGGCGGTGTATCTTCCTGCCAGAAGGCCGCCGGTTCACATTACTTATCACCCATCTTTTTCGCTGTCAATCCCGTGGCATACTTTTTGGTATGAGCACCATTTGCATTCGAAAAAGTTCGGATCATTCCGCAATTTTGCGAGTGGTGCCTTGGCGTTCAGGATACGACGAGCTTTATCTTTTATTTTTTCGAAAGCCTCTTTATTAAACTCAGTTCTAACTGAATCCCAATCTCGTCCACCGGGCGTGCATACGGTCAGATAATGCCGGTGCAGATCGTAATATCCCATGTAGCATTGCGCCTGGGCGTAATACACCGGGTCCCACTCGATCAGCGTGTTTTTTTCGCCCCGCATCGTCTTGAGGGTCTGGAGGGACTTGAATTTCTTCTCGTTGACGCACTTGCCTTCCCAGACGTGCGGCGTCTGGGGGGCCTGATGCAGTCCAAGGATCACACCGTCCAGGTGCCCCTTGAACTTATCATCGAAGTCGGTGCATGCGAATTGCTGGCCGGTATCGGGATCGACGGTCCAGAGCTGGACGTCAGGAGCCATGCGTAATCGCATGGCCATCAGATCTTCTGACCGGTGCCCGTCTTCGAACCGCTTGAGCGTCAGCGCATCGAAGTCAGGCGGTAAGGGTTGATGATAGTCATACCAGAGCTGGCGCTCACATGATCTGCCGATGGCTGACATGCCAAGGTATGTGCGGCGAGGCTGGAGACGCGCACGCGCCTCCAGTTCTCTGTCCGCCGCCGCGAGTGTTGGGTCCGTGAAGAACTCTTCAGGTAGATTGACCATCAATATCCTGTATTCTTGCGATGAGGTCCGGGAAGGCATTCACCTTTGATTGTTCTTCTGCCTCTTTCTTCAACATGAAGATTTTTCTATCTTCTTCTTTTGTTAAATTGTATTTGGAAAAGTCCGCAAATACATTTAATTTGTATATTTTTCTGCTATTGGTAGAAGCTGTAATCAAAGCTCCATTAACTTTTTCGCTTTCGGTTATCATGATGCGAGATATTCTGTTTCTAAAATAGTGAATGTTTTCTATTGTTCCATTAGAAACAAGAATATCCGCAACAGAACCTACATTCATCGCTACATCAGGAGATGCTAAAAAAAGACGAATTATTTCCGTGGGATCGAAAAACATTTTAGTTTTATTATTGTTTTTATTCTCTTCTTTTTTTGAGCTGTATTGTGTTTCAGCATCTTTGAAGTCTTCAAAGATGTGAATGACGATACCTTTGCTGATAACTACCGCGCTGCCAGCTCGAAGGTAATGATCGGACTCCACTTTCCAGATTCCGACTTCAGTATTTTTGGCCATTTGTTTTTCCTCTCAATAAGTTAAAAGGGGCTTTCGCCCCTTTTAATATTTCTCAACGCCGCCACGGCGGGGACTTCGCCCCGCCGACGCCAGCAGCGGCAGCCGCCGCCGGACGCTGCCCGCCCGCCCCGTTGGCCTTGCTGTAGCCACGAATCTCGTTCTGGGCATCGCGCATCGTGCCTGTCTTATCAGGGCCAGCCGGACGGACGCGCACGTTGACCGTGAACGGCTTGTAGTGAAGCTGCTCGCTGTCATGGACCGACATGACTTCGACGGCATGACAGATCGCCGAAAGCGTCTGATTGGCAATACGGACAGCTTCGCTATTACCATTCACCAGATTGAGGCGATCCCAGAGCTTACGCCCTTTGTATTCACCTTCCAGGATGTCGATTTCCAGCCATAGATACTGGCCATTACCGTCTTTCGTGCCGCGCATTTCGCTGTTGACGATCTGAGCGGTGTATTTACCTGCCGCGATGACTTCCATCGAGGAAGCTGGTTCAACATCGTTTGCATTGAAGGTTTGACCAAGGTTAGCCATTTGTGTTTGCCTCTGGGTTATAGAACGGAACGAGTTCAGCGAAGGATTGCCAGTCGAGCGGAATGCTGTCTGGTAGGTTGTAACGGTTCTTGGCGAGAAATGCCGGTCTCTCCTGTGTATAAAGAATGCGGTCACCACCGCCGACGGCGCGGGTGACTTTCTTGTTGAACCCAACGTCACTCTTCACCGTGCTGATGCGATAGTTCGCGAACAGAACGGCGTCGACATGCTCCTGGATCAACGATGACGTCTTGGCGTGCAGCTTTGGCTGGTAGCGGTCGTAGGGTTCGTTTTCGGGGCTGTCGAAACGCCGGATCTCGGAATGAGCGAGCATGATGATGGTCATGTTCTTCTCGTCCCGCAGGGCGTTCAGACCCTCCAGGAACATGCGCCACGTGTCGAGTGCGGCGTTGTATCCCTTACCGTAGCCGGGCGCTTCAATGTCCTTCCAGCCATTCTCGTCGGCCACGTGCGCCCATAGCATAGGTTCCAGCCAGTCCAGGCTGTCGATGACCAGCGTCTGGAAATCATGGTCATCGGCGACCAATGAGCTGATACCTTCCAGGAAGGAACTGAAGTTGTTCAGAACGCCGAATGTGGAAGCGTCCATTGTTCCCAGACCATCTTCAGACTGCATGAAGACCGGATTAGGGGCCATGGCGGCGAACGTGGTCTTACCAATGCCATGCACGCCATAGATGAGCAGACGCGACGGCTTGGGCTGCGATCCCCGCCTTACATTATTGACAGAGATCATATCAGCCTTCCTTCAGGATGATTTTGTAGGTCGGCTTCCCGGCACCCACCGTTCGATAGGCATCAAACATCTTTTTCAAAGATGACGGCCAACCTTTGTAGGCGTTCTCTGATACATCGCGTTTCAGCTTGATGTATTCAGCGACAGGCTCTCCCATATCAGCGAGGGTCTTTTCGACCTGCGCCAGACCAGATTGATCCCAATCAATCTTTTTAGGAAGATCCGCGACGATGGTGCATTCACCATCCTGGAAACGAACGGTTCCAGTGTCGGTGTTTTTGGCTTTGCGAGTTTCCGCTGCCTTTTCAGCGTATCTCAGATTGAGTGCGGAATGGATGAGATCGTCTGCGCTCTTGGCTTGAGCCTTGAGTGCGGCGACCTCTTCAAGCAGAAAAGCAATCAGTTCGGGGTCGAGCTTGGAAAGCTCTTCAACGGACATCTCGCTGATCTGCGCCAGAGTGACGCGGTTCGACATTTTTTTCCTCTCTGTGGTGATCTATGACCCGACGCACGGCATCAGCGAAACTGATCCCAAGACGACTGGCTTCTTGACGTAGCCAATCTGCCTGGGGATCGGTGAACACGATGCTGCGCTTCAAGGTCATGAACCCACTATGCACTTTTTAAGAACCCCGTCAACTGGCTTTCTTAAATCTGACCTCCTGTAATCGAAGATTTTTTTCTTTTCCTCTGATAGCGAAACGCAAAGATGCGCGCCTCACCTTTTCATCATGAGATTTTTGGCAGAACTCAATCTCAAGCTGGCGGGCTTTCCGATTAACTTCCAGGGCGGTTATCCTTGGGTATGATCGAAAAGACTCGTTCAGAATCTTGAAGCAAGCCGATCCTTCGTTCGGAAACAGATCGGTGAGCATTTCGATCCTTTCCGGAGGCCACTTATGATCGTCACTCACCCATACGCTTTCTTTTTTCGATTTCTCTTTGGACATACCAGACAGCCTTCTCCAGATCTTCGATTGCGTTATTTTTGAAGTCTGCTCGCCAAATGTATTTTATGGCGTTGCCAAGCGTGAAGCTCATGTGTTCTGTTATTTCTATGCATTCGATCCCACTTGGATGAGAGCGATAATGCATTGGAGCATTAACTGGATCGTGATCGCTCACTTCATTCCTCCCAGAACGGCCCACCGGCCCATCAACGCCGCTTCTGCCCTGCCGTCATGTTTGACCAACTTGAACAGGTCAGCCGCCCCTGGCCAAAGACGCATGGCCATCATCCGGGCACCGCTTTTGTCTGCCGGAACGCCAGCGCCTTTCTTCCACTTGAGCGGCGTGACGAACTGCAATGGCAGGCCAAGTGCCGTCGCCACACCTTCCAGAACGCCAGCCCCGTAGCCAAATGAGAATGCCCCAACCGCACCCTCTCTGGGTCGGGTGGACACCTGCTCAATCAGCACGTAATCAATCGCGCCTCGCCCTTTCATCATGTCTGCGATCTGCGCGGCGACAACGCGGTTCTTGTCGCGGATTTTCGCCACCGGCATGTCTTCAACCGCGATCAGATGACCGTCGGACGAAATCCATGCCAGTGCTCCTGATAAGCCTGGGTCGATTGATAAGATCATGCTGCCTCTTTGCTTTTGATTGCTGCGAAATTTAGGTAACAGACTTCCGCGTGTTTTTCACAATACGAAAGGTGACGGAACGAAGGCTCTTCACAGAACCTGAATCCAGGTTCTCTGACGTCACCCAGAGGGTATTGGCATGTTTTCGCCGCGCCGACCACGAAACGCCGGGGCGGCGGCGCGACCTTGGGGTGAACCTTGGGCGCGATATAATTGCCAAAGATCACTGTCGGCGGTTTGAACACCTTTATAACGCGACGTTCCTCCACGACTTTCTCCTTTTTAGCAGACGTTACATCTTTTTGTTTTATGGGTGAACCTCTTGACGGAAGACCAGCTCTCGTCTTGATTCCCATGACAGCATTTTTGGTAATCCCCAGAATGTTGGCAATCTTATTTGCTGACAAACCCTCATTCCACAGATTTCTTACTCTTTCATACATTTCCGGGCTTTGTTTCCTTTGTCCAATTTCCGGAGCAACGTATGGAGCAATGAGCACATGCGTGCTTGGTAGGTTCGTTCCATTCCTGAGAGACTGGATCGAGCCAACCGTTCGTAATGCCGTAAGCCAATGGTCAATGGTATCAGGATGAGATTTCATCATCTCAGCCAGTTCGCGCGTTCTTTTTCCTTCAACCTTGCCGTCGACAGCTAAGGAGGCAAGCAGAGCGTATAGTCTTTCTGGTCCGGTCATCGTTCACCCAAATGCGCTTCACGTGAAGCAAAAAATGCATCCTGAATTTATGCTCAAAAAAAAGTCTGTCAATGATTTTTTGTCATTGACAGACCAAATAAACCTGTATAGGCAGATTGGAGAAAGGCGGTGAATATGACCGACGAGCAAATCCTATGGCTTGGTGACGCTATAAACAGGGCTTACGTTTGCGGCCATACGACGGGGGCTAAAGCGATAGCCGAAAATCTTCTTTTTCGAATTGCTGAAGCTGGTTATGAAATAAAATTTCTGGAGAAGAGTAGTGGAGAAAATACAACAGGAAATTGATACGTGCGAACGCAGACTCCTTCAGTTGAAGGAAGAAGTCGAGGCGGTTGAAGCAAGGCTTCGCTACCTGAAGCATTACTTGAATAACATACAGAAAACATCAGGAACAAAAACTGGAGAAGATCAATGAAACTGACAGACTTTAGCTTCTGCGTAGCCTTGTCCATAGCAGCAACCTACTGTTTTGGTGTTGCTTTTGGAGGGTTCGTAGCAACGGGAATTGGGCTTTTAACGCTGATTGTCATTAAACTCGTGGATGCGTTGGTGTGGATGATGAGAAAAGTGTAGGAAAGGAGACCAACAATGACAATTGACTGGCAAATCTTCGAGCAATTGCCGCTATGAACAAACTTAAATCTTGCCCGTTCTGCGGCGAGGTCAGGGGATCTGGTCTTTCCGACCAGTAATCGTCGCCCAGGCCGTCAGCGCCATGACTTTGAGAGATAACCACCACATGAACGAGATGCTACAGCATCCTCAGGCCGTTTCGCAAGGAAATGCGTTGGCTCAAGCTCAGTTTGGAGCCGCTTGCCGCGCTGAATGCCGCATACAGGACGCCATCGCACACGGCAGGGAAGCGGTTCGGCTCGACCCGACGAACGCCGACTACCTCGTCGCGCTGTCTTTGGCGTATGTCGATGCCGATGAGTTTGGAAAAGCCAAGAACTGCCTGATCCGGGCGCTCGGGTTGCAGCCAGACCATGCCGACGGCCATCTGGCGATGGCACAGATTCTGTTGGCCGAAGGCCACATGGAGGAAGGCTGGCGAGAATATGAATGGCGTAACCTGACCGAGGCCGGTAAGGCGATCATGCCGAAAATGACGTCCATGCGTTGGAACGGGATGGAGATCCCCGATGGCCGTCTGCTGATCGTTGGCGATCAAGGCTACGGTGATACAATCCAGTTTGCCCGGTATATCCCCGCCGCGAAACGACGGGTCAAAGAAATCGTATTCGGGTGCAGCTCTGAAATGCGCCCTCTGTTTGAGAACTTCCCCGGCATAGATGCGTATTACGACCGATGGGATCACGTCCCGCCTCACGCGGCTCACTGCCATCTGTCAAGCTTGCCGTATTTGGTCGAATACAACCCGCTCATATATCAAACGGATATTCCCTATTTAGGGGCTGAAACATCTCGGTTGAAACATTGGGAAAACAAACTGGGGAAAAGATCGGGAGCAAAGCGAGTGGGGTTGGCGTGGAGTGGTCGTCCGACACACCCCAATGATAAGCGCCGATCCATGAGGCTCAAGGATTTGTTGCCGCTGTCGGAAATCAGCGGCGTTGAATTTGTGTCACTACAAAAGCCGATACCCGAAGACGATCAAGAAACTGTGAACAAATTTCCAGGTATGGTTGATCTGTCGGATGAAATGACCGATTTCGGGGAAACCGCCGCGATATTGTGTGCCCTTGATGGCGTTATCACGATAGACACGGCGGTGGCTCATTTGGCAGGTGCCATGGGTGTGAAAACCCATGTGATGGTCGCGAAGGCCGCTGACTGGCGTTGGGGATTATCCTTGAAAAAATCGCTCTGGTATCCGACCGTCACGATCCTTCGTCAGGAAATTCCTGGAGATTGGACGCCTGTTATTGAACAGGCTCGGCAATCCCTCATTCACCTGACATCCTGACGGCGGTCCTGGACCACGGCCCTTTGGTCTGCCTGGGGCCAGACATCTCCGCCAACCACTGTGTCCAGGCTCCAGCCGTAGGCGACGTTTCACGGCGCGCGATATATCCACCTTCCGCCAGCGTCAGCGGCGCGGTCAGGGTGTTGCGGAAGCTGAACGGCGCTTTGCCTTGCAGGTTGAACCACGACGGCAGGACGAAATCAGAGAGCTGCACACCGTCGATGGAATAGGCGAACTGATCGTCCTCCGGCGCGTCGCAGACCTCCAGAGCATAGCACCATGTCACGCCGTTCTGTTCGGCCATCACGGTCTTCGTGCAGAACGGATCGGCCAGCATCTCAAGCGTCTCATGAGAGGCTGTGACCGTCCACAACGGCGCGTCAGCGACGAACACCTTGGCCTGGGGCGTGCCATCGTCGGTGTGGTAACCCAACGCGCCGTCCGTGTCCGAGTGATCCAGGAACAGCACCTGCCAAGCCGTCGCGGGCGGCGTCGATCCGGTTGGAAAGAAGACGCACTCATCCCGCAGGTTCCAGACCGGCTGGAAGTCCCGGTCGATCTGGGTCTGCTGGGCGGCGACGTAAGCACGAACCTGATCGTCGGTGATCAGGTCCGTCAGACGTCTGTAGGCGATCACGGTGCCATGACCCCAAGGATCTTAACGGCGGGCGGAACGGAGCGGGCCGAAGTCGCCGGACCGGTCGCCGGATGCACCAGACCGTTCACGAACGCGACGATGGTCGGCACCAGCGACTGCACTTCCTTGGCGATGGCCAAGGCCGCGATGAAGGTCGGGTTGGGAACCGGAACAGCGGACAGACCCGCCACGATAGCGGTCACCGCCGCGCTCAACAGGTTCTCGATGCCGCTCAGCGTGGACGCGGCGGCGGTGGCGGAAGCGCCAGACGTGACGGCGGAACCAAACGCCCCTGCGGCTGACGACAGAGCACCAAGCGCCGCGTCCGCCGTCGTCTTGGCGCTGGCCTTCATGGACGACGCAAACGTCGCCAGGATCGTCTCCAGGGCGCTGACGGCGGACTGAAGGTAAGACACGATCTGGGCGATGGCCCCGGCACCAGCGGCGGTGCCCGCCGTGGACACGAGATCCTTGATCTGGGCGCAACCAGCGACCGCGACCGCCGGGACGACCAGGGCGGACGTGGTAAGGAAGGAGCGACGTGCGTTCATTGCTTGGGTGTCTCCGGCCAGAAGATGGCGATGAGCCCGCCCACGATGGTCGGAACAGCGGCCTGCCACGTGATCGAGCCAGTCAGGTAGGCCATGATCGCACCGCCGATGACGGCGGCACCATGGCTGGTTGAGAGTTCGTTGACGCGGTCTTTGATCATTGAGCGATCACCTCTAGTTGGTCGTCGTCGCTGTCACACACCAACTGCCTGATGTTGTGGGCCATGATGATGCAGCCGTCCGACGCGCTGTGGTCGTTTTGAGCATTGTCGCCGTGCATGAAAAAACCGCCACGACCAAACATTTCGTTGTCGTCAGCGGGTTCGAGAGGCATGGCGATAGGTCCAAGATGATCCACCGGATCACGGGGATCACCGACGGTGTAGGTGCCGACCGGAAGCGGACCGACAGCCACGACGTGTGTCCAGCCTGGGTTGTTCAGCCCGGCACCGTGGCCACTGTATCCAACGCCGATCAGGTGGCCCTGGTTATCAAACAGTTGCCCGGTTTTGATGACATACTTCATTTGTCAACCTTATTCTCCAGTCTGTCGAAAATCTTCTCCAGCATCGACTCGATTTTCCTTAAACTGTCGTGCCAGTCTTCTTTTGACACGTAGTGTTTAGGAAGATCGACTTCGATCTGGTGAATATCTCGACGCAGGTTTTCGGTCGCTTCATACAGACGGCGAGCGAACCAGCCGATGACGGCCAAGGCCGTCCCAACAACAAGATCAATCGCCGTCTGTGGGTCCATGACTAGCTCGCTACGGTGCCTTGGTTGACGTCGATTTCCGGCGATTCGGTAGCCGGAGCCACGGCGCGGTATTCCTGATCGAGGCGAACGATCAGGTTCGCGACCTCGGCATACGGACGCTGGACGAGGATATTGAAGATCGCGGTCAGTTCATCAGCAGTAAACATATTGTCCCCTCATGGCCGATCAGGATGACCACTGTTCCGTCGGCTCAACGGGCCAATTCGTCACAGGGGTGGTTGGCGGGTTGACGGCGATGGCCCGCAACTGATTGCGATACGTGACAAAATCCGCCTGATTGGTCAAATGCGGATTGTTCGCGGTATTCGTGACGGACGGGATTTCGGTCCAGTCGGTGGCGGTCAGAAGCTGCTTCGCCTGGGCCTTGTTATTGGCCTGAACCTGCTGCTGATACGCCTGCTGCTGCTGCGGCGTCATCTGCGTCACGGTCCATTCCAGCGTCCACTGGCCGTTCACCAGCGTCGGCTGGGTGTTCAGGGTGCAGATCTGGGTGGCCGGGTCGAACGTTGGCTCCGGCGCCGTGGTCACGGTCTGAAGGGTGTTGCCTTCCAGGTTGGCCGTGGTGCCGTCGAACATCTCCACCAGCGTCTTGTCGGGTGGGAAGTTCGTGTAGGGGTTTTCCGCCTGCAACGTATCGTAGTTGTAGGGAAATTTCACCAGCGTGTTGTTGCTGCTGACCTCGGCGTAATCAGGCATCGGGGGTCCCCGTGATGGTGATGGTTGACGTTGCGCGGTCGATCATGATCTGGCCCTCGCAGCAGATGCTCCAGTCCTCGCCGGTCTGAGCACCCCATGAGGGCACCCCAATCCTGACCTGCTTGGCAATATACTCTTTCGGGCCGTCAAAGACACGCCAAACGTGGTCTTTCGATCCCCGTCCTGGCTCGCCGCGTGACTTATTGAACCGGACAGCGATCATATGACCTCCGGCGGCAGCGGGGCGCAGCAGTTCATGTGACTGTGTTCTTCGACCCCGACGTTGAAATGGATGAACCGGAAGGGCTGATCGGCACCGTGGCGGGTGAAGCCATGCGCCAGCCATGAGTTCATCAGCAGCAGATCGCCGGGCTGCACATCGAAAAAAATCTGTTCAGAAGCGTAAGTCACGGTTTCCATGGACGCCTGGGGCAGAGCGATCTGACGCTTGGCCGGGCGTGGGTCGAAGATGATCGGGTGGGCGCTGTCCTTGGGCGGCACATCCACGAAATAGAAACCGCTGATCTGGGCCGTGCGTGGATGCACATGTTCGATGTGCTGACCGCCCTTGGTGAATTCCTGACCCCAGAATTCGTTCACCGTTACCTGTAACGGTGCCATGGCGTAGCCTTGCTCGAACAGCATCTCGTAGCTGGCCTGAGCGATGGTCTTCAGCAGGTCGCCAAGCCGGTCATCGAACATGGCTTCCGACTGGCAGACAGCCCATTCGTTGCGTGGCACCTTGGCGAGGTATTCCGACATGACCGTTCGCGCCGGGCCAAGATGCTCTGGGAAAGAGCCCCTGGCGACAGCGGACGGGAAAAACAAATCAACGTTCATTCTCGCGACCCCCCAGCAGAAGGGTGGAATTACCCTTCAGCACCGCGATCTTATTTTGCGCCGATTCAATGCGGAGAACAACCTGCTGAACATGAGGGACAATCTCATTCTCGAAGTCAGGATGATTACGCATGGCGTTGAGTTGATCTTCCGGGATCGAGCCGGTCGATAGAAGGTAGTTCTCGCACCGCTTCTTGAATTCGCCCAGCCATTCTTCGCGCTGAGCGGCTTCCGACGCTTCCAGCACAGGCAGGTGGGCGTATTTCCGTTGGGTGTCGAGTTCCGCCATGATGCCTTCGATGGTGGCGATTTCCATCTCAGCGCCCTTGATGGCCAGCTCAAGCAGCCCTTCGCCCGACCGCCATTCGATCATGTCGGCTTCCGCCATGAGCTTGGCGGCCTGGGTGGCGTTGGGGTTGTTGAGGGCGTCCTCGATCTCAAGCCGTCTGGCTTCGCGCTTGAGCAGGCGGGCGCGGGTGGATTCCAGCTTGATCATGATGTCGAGGCGTTGCTCATACATCAGGCACCATGCCATGTCGGGCGTGGAGCAGTTGTTCGCGATGAAGTAGCGAAGCTGAAAGTCGCTGTTATTGCGGTGAGGTGCTGAGTGCATATCAAGGGGAGTTCACACAAAGAGCCCAGGAGGCGGCGGAACCGAAATAAGACGCACAACTCGCCGCACCAACGCCAGATGCGGTAGATGTGCAAGATGAGTAAGTGTATTTGTTGCGGGTTGTTAGGCCTACGCTGCCGTTATACCCCAATGCAAATATCCCACGAGTGCTATTACCGGCTGCGGAACCGAAATAAGACGCACAACTCGCCGCACCAACGCCAGATGCGGTAGATGTGCAAGATGAGTAAGTGTATTTGTTGCGGGTTGTTAGGCCTACGCTGCCGTTATTCCCCAATGCAAATATCCCACGAGTGCTATTACCGGCTGCGGAACCGAAATAAGACGCACAACTCGCCGCACCAACGCCGCATGCGGTGGATGTGCATGAGGAGTAAGTGTATTTGTTGCGGGTTACTAGGTTTACGCTGCCGTTATACCCCAATGCAAATATCCCACGAGTGCTGTTACCGGCTGCGGAACCACGACAAGACGCAACACTCGCCGCACCAACGCCAGATGCGGTAGATGTGCAAGATGAGTAAGTGTATTTGTTGCGGGTTGTTGACGATGCGGTTGTATAACCCAACGCGAATATCCCGCGAGTGCTGTTACCGGCGGCGGAACCTACATAAGACGCACAACTCGCCGCACCAACGCCGCATGCGGTGGATGTGCATGAGGAGTAAGTGTATTTGTTGCGGGTTGTTATGCCTACGCAGTTGTGATACCCCAATGCAAATATCCCACGAGTGCTATTACCGGCTGCGGAACCAGCAGCAGACGCACAACTCGCCGCACCAACGCCACATGCGGTGGATGTGCATGAGGAGTAAGTGTATTTGTTGCGGGTTGTTGACGCTGACGGTAAAAAACCCAACGCAAATATCCCCACCGTCCCGTCGGTCCCGGAGACACCAGCATACCCAAACCCAAATCCATTGGCGGACATGCCGCCGCGCTGAATAAGCGAAGGCATCAGTATTGCACCTGCGAAGCAAGAACGGTGTATGTCGGTGTGCTGGCTGTCTTCACGACCGTGTATTGATAAACGTCGATGCCGGAAGCGTTGCCCTTCGTCGGCGCCGTTCCGCCCTGCCAGTATGTCGTGACGCCCGTCGTCGAGCCGTCTACCTGCACCGCCGTGTTGTAGTAAGCCGTGGAGCCCTGGGTCGTCAGCATCGCCATCGTCACGGACTGACCAACCGCGAGCGCCGTTCCAAGGGACGTGCCGCTGCTCATGGCGATGTTCACGGTCCAGTTGTTCGCGGCGTTGGTCGTGTAATACTGAACCGAGCCGTTGTTCAGATAGAAGGTCTGGGTCGAGGATGGCGCGGCGGCGACGATGTTAACGACTTCCGCCGAGTTTGTGAGGATCGCGGCCAGGACGGAAGATGAGCCGGTCATCGTGTTTTTGCCAGCGAACGTGGCGTTTTGGGACGCATCAAGCGTCAGCGCCGCCGTGCCTGAGCCGGTTTGCAGAACCAGGATACCAGACGAGTCCGCCGCCTGCTTCAGCCCCGCTGAACCGCTGACCGATCCGTTATCCGCCGTTATGGTTGTGGTCATGGATTGAGGTCCTTAAGGATCATGGGGAATTCACACAAAGAGCCCAGGAGGCGGCGGCACCGCCATCAGACGCACCACTCGCCGCACCAACGCCACATGCGGTAGATGTGCAAGAGGAGTAGGTGTACTTGTTGCGGGTTGTTATTCTTCCGCCTGGACACGTCAATCCCAAAGCAAATATCCCACGAGTGCTATTACCCGCAGCGGACCCGCCGAAAGAATTTACACTCGACGCAGCAACGCCACATGCGGTGGATGTGCATGAGGAGTAAGTGTATTTGTTGCGGGTTGTGATTATTGATCCCCCACCACATCCCAGCGCGAATATCCCGCGAGTGCTATTACCGGCTGCGGCACCGCCACCAGACGCAACACTCGCCGCACCAACGCCACATGCTGTTGATGTGCAGCAGGAGTAGGTGTATTTGTTGCGGGTTGTTGTGGCATATCCCACCGCAAATATTCCCCGCGTGCTGTTACCGGCTGAGGAACCATATCGAACGGGATGACTCGCCGCACCAACGCCACATGCGGTAGATGTGCAGGATGAGTAGGTGTATTTGTTGCGGGTTGTTGAGCTATCCCCCAACGCAAATATCCCACGAGTGCTGTTACCGGCTGCGGAACCCCAAAGACAAAACGAACTCGCCGCACCAACGCCACATGCGGTGGATGTGCAAGAGGAATAGGTGTACTTGTTGCGGGGTGTTTGTCCGATTCCTAACGAAAATATCCCACGAGTGCTGTTGCCCGCTGCGGAACCAAAACAAGACGCCGCACTCGACGCAGCAACGCCACATGCCGTTGATGTGCAAGAGGAATAAGTGTATTTGTTGCGGGTTGTTGAGGGTCCGAAGAATTGTACATATCCCAACGCGAATATCCCCACCGTCCCGTCAGTGCCACCGGACGGCAATCCAAACCCAAATGCCCGTCCTGATGCGATACCAAAGGTAATTGAGGTAGGCATCAGTCCCTCACGCGAATTTAGTCAACGACGCCAGGACCGTGTAGGTCGCGCTCGCCGTCTTCGTTATCACGATCTGATACACGTCCACAGCCGACGCATTCCCCGCCGTCGGGGCTGTTCCTCCCTGCCATTTAGGCGTGACGGATGTGCCGTCGATCTGATAAGCACTTGCATAGTAAGCTGTCGCGCCGTTGGTGTTCATGAACACGCAGGTTACGGACTGACCAACAGCCAGCGCACTGTTCAGCGACGTGCCGCTGCTGAAAGCGAAATTCAAAGTGAAGTTGGCCGAAGCACTGGACGTATAATACAGGATGCTCTGGCTGTTGATGTAAAAGTTGATCGTGCCGGTCGCGGCGGTCGCACTGGCGGTCGATGTCTCCGCGATATTCGCGAACGCCGCCGCGAACGTGCTGGATGAGCCGTTGAATGTTTGGGTCGCGGTGAACGAATTGGCATTGGCCAAAGCAAATGCCGTTGACTGTGTGGTGGTATCAGGAAATGTAACGCCACCGGTGCCCGCCAGAACAAGCGTCATATCATGTGCTCCATTCTTCTGTTGGCAACACAGGCCAGGACGTGATGGGCTCAGTTGGCGGATTGACGGCAATAGAACGTAAAGCCGCTCGATAAGAATTGAACGCTGTTTGATTGGTTAGATAAGGCTTGACGGCGGCGTTGTTCACATCCGCGTGCTGCGTCCAATCGGTTTCGTTAAGGAGCTGAACGGCCTTCGCTTTGTTTTTTTCGGCCTGAAGCGTCTGCTGATATGCGGCATAAGCGGTATCAAGCTGCTCTTGCGTTGGCTGTGGGCCTAGTTTTGCATCCCAGTGCAGTATCTGGTCAGGCTGACCTTCCGGCTGGCCGGTCATATAATCACCCGCACCATGTGCAATATTGGCTTGCGCCAGATATGCTTGGATTTGATCGTTTAGTGCCATTGTAATTATTCCTTATGATGATATGCCGTATAGGGATGTGGTGCCGGAAATAAAAGTGCCGCCAGAAGGCGCAAATTTAAATGCAGTTTTGGCGGTAGAATTTGCAGATAGCCCACCACTAAAAGTATCCATTTCATATCCATTAGGAGATGAAGAACCATGATACCCGTTACAAATACCAAAAACAGAAACGTCTCCTCCAGAAGTCATATTGAATATATAAAAAAATCCACTAGTGTATCCACCGGTGTTAGTTGGGGAAGACGCAAAAAATGGTATACTAGACGTATTTGTAGATATATAGTTTCCAGAATTGGAACCTGCTGTATTAACGGCGGTATATTGTTTATAATATCCCGATGTCAGATAAGTTGGCCCAGCGCCGGTGCCAAATACTATTTCGCACTCACCTAGCCCAGAAGTTCCATAGGCAAGCTGGTCAAATATAACAAGATATTTGTCATAACCACTTAATCCTGTAAAAGTGATTCCTGTATTATTGGCAGTCTGCGTACTAATCAGCGTCATCGCCCCCGAAGGGAACGCCGCACCCCCAATCGTCGGAGCATTCGCAAAATTCACTACCTGCGCCGCGCTCACCGTCATAGCCGTCGTCGGCGTGGCGCCCGTCTGAACAACAAGCGTCCCCGTCGTGTCTGACGAAACGGTAAACCCGGTCGTGGTTGTCGTGCTGGTCGTAATTGTGGTCATAGAACAAGCCACCTCTGTCCAGTTGCAACCGTCACCGTGCTGCCGGAGTTGATCGTCATCGGACCAACTGACAAAGCGTTCTGCCCAGCCACGACGGTTTGGTTGCTGTTAATCGTCGTCGTGTTGTAGATCAATGGCCCGGTTGAGCCAGTCGGCGCCGACCAGGAAGCCGTCGTGCCGTTCGAGGTCAGCACATACCCCGACGTGCCAATCGCCAGACGTGTCGCGCTGTTCGTGCCGTTACCGATGATCAGGTCGCCCGTGGACGTGATCGGCGACAAGGCGTTGAACGCGGCGCTGGCTGTCGTCTGACCCGTGCCACCAGCCGCCACCGCCAGCGTTCCGCCCAGCGTCACGGCGCCGGTCGTCGCGGTCGAAGGCGTCAGCCCCGTCGATCCCGCAGAGAAGGACGCGACGGTGTTGGCCGTTGTCGCCAGCGTGCCGGTTGTCGGCAGCGTCACGTTCGTGGCGGCGGTTGCTGTCAGTGTCGTCGAGAACGCGCCAGCCGTTGCCAGCGTTGACCCGTTGGCCAGGGTCAGGGCGGCGGTTGTGCCGGGGTTCGTGATCGTGACGTTGTTGACCGTCGTGGCCGTCGCGGCACCGATGGTCGGCGTCACCAGCGTCGGACTGGTGGCGAGGACGATGGACCCGGAACCCGTCGTGGTATTACCCAGGGCGGTAATTGTGCCAGACACAGGCAGCGTGACCGACGTGGTGCCGGTCGCCGTGATCGTCACCGGGAACGCCCCGGCATGGGTGACGTTACCCGCCAAGGTCAGGGTATTCGTGCCGTTGTTGACGCCCGTGCCGCCGTAGGTTGGGCCAAGCAATCCACCCAACGTGACCGCGCCAGTGGTGGCGGTTGCTGGCGTCAGGCCCGTGGAACCAGCCGAGAAGGACGCGACGGTGCTGCCAACGGTCGCCAGGGTGCCCGACGTGGGCAACGTGACGTTCGTGGCCCCGGTCGTCGTCAAGGTAGCGGAGAACGCACCAGCCGTGGCCAGCGTAGACCCGTTAGCCAGCGTCAGAACTGCTGTCGTGCCAGGGTTGGTGACGGTGACGTTGTTGATGGTCGTCGCTGTCGCGGCACCAATCGTCGGCGTCACCAAGGTCGGGCTGGTCGCGAGAACAATGGAACCAGTGCCCGTGGTGGCGTTACCCAACGCCGTCACCGTGCCACTGGTCGGCAGAGTCAGCGATGTAGCTGCCGTGGCCGTCAGCGTCGTTGCGAAAGCCCCCGCCGTGGCCAAGGTCGATCCATTGGCCAAAGACAAGGTTGCGGTAGTGCCGGGATTGGTAATCGTTAGATTGTTGACGCTGGTAGCTGTCGCGATCCCAATCGTTGGGGTGACCAAGGTGGGACCAGTTGCCAGAACAATGGACCCAGTTCCCGTGGTAGCGTTACCTAGCGCGGTAACAGTTCCACTGGTAGGCAAGGTCAAAGACGTCGCGGCTGTGGCGGTCAGAGTTGTTGAGAAAGCTCCAACCGTTGTCAAAGATCCGCCCAACGTCAGCGTGTTGCTGCCATTGTTGACGCCTGTTCCACCATAAGTAGGACTTAATGTTCCACCTAAAGTGACAGCACCGGTTGTAGCCGTCGATGGTGTAAGGCCAGTAGATCCAGCCGAGAACGATGAAACAGTGTTGGATGTCGTCGCCAACGTCCCGGAAGTCGGCAGCGTGACGTTTGTGGCACCTGTGGTCGTCAACGTGGTTGAAAACGCACCAGCCGTGGCCAACGTGGACCCGTTGGCCAAAGCTAGGGTTGCTGTCGTACCAGGATTGGTAATCGTCAGATTGTTGACGCTGGTAGCGGTCGCTGATCCAATTGTGGGGGTAACCAGCGTTGGACTGGTCGCCAGGACAATTGAACCCGTGCCGGTGGTCGTGTTGCCCAGAGCGGTTACGGTGCCGGACGTGGGTAGTGTGATCGACGTCGTTCCCGTCGATGTCATTGTGACTGGGAACGCACCAGCATAAGTGACGTTACCGGCAAGCGTTAGTGTGTTGGTGCCGTTGTTGACACCAGTGCCGCCAGAAGCCGGATTCAACGTGCCAGCCAAAGTTACCGCACCAGTCGTCGCTGTCGCGGGCGTCAAGCCAGTGGCCCCAGCAGTGAAGCTGGAGACAGTGTTTGCTGTGGTGGCCAGGGTGCCCGACGTTGGCAACGTCAGAGACGTAGCTGCTGTGGCCGTCAGCGTCGTTGCGAAAGCCCCAACGGTGGCCAGAGCAGACCCGTTCGCCAATGATAGCGTGCCGGTCGTGCTGCTAATTGTCAGACCATTCACGCTGGTGGCGGTGGCGGCGCCCAGGACTGGCGTAACCAGCGTTGGACTGGTCGCCAGGACAATCGACCCGGTGCCCGTGGTCGCATTGCCCAAGGCCGTCACGGTGCCGCTGGTGGGTAGCGTAACCGCCGTGGTTCCCGTCACAGTGATCGTTGTCGGGAACGCCCCGGCGGTCGTCAGGTTCCCGCCCAGGGTTAAGGTATTCGTGCCGTTGTTAACCCCGGTGCCACCATTCGCGGAAGGCAGGACACCTGTCACGCCGGTCGTCAGGGGCAACCCGGTCGCGTTGGTAAGCGTCACCGAAGACGGGATACCAAGCGCGGGCGTCACGAGTGTTGGACTGTTGCTCAGAACAACGCTGCCAGCCGTGCCGGTAATCGTGTATTCGCCGACCGTGCCAGCGTTGTCGAACAGAACGCGGCCCGACGTGCCGCCGCTGATCGTGGAAGATCCGACCGCCAGATTGCTGCCGGACGGCGGAAGAAGCGCGACGTTTACTGTCGCAGACGGACTTGCAGGCCGCGTCGGGCCAGTTGCCGCAGTTTGGTAGGCAAGACTGACGGTTGTAGCTGAACAAGACCAATAAACCTGAACGTAATCGCCCGCCGCCGCATTCACGGTCCATTGCTGCTCAAGTAGCTGCGGGTTGTTCGCGCCGCCCGAGATCGTGAAGTCGCTGGTGGTGTTGGCGATGTTCGTGCCGTTTTGCGCCAGCCACGCACTGACGGCAACGTTTGACCCGCTGCTGTTTGTGACCGCCAGCTCAAACGCCAACAGATAAATACCAGCATTGGCGAAGGTGATGCGCGTGTAGTTGCTGGACCCATCGAGCGCCATTGAGATGCCGTTCGATAAGACCGGCGTCTGATTCAAGATGACAGCATTAGCAGCTGTAGAGCCGCCGTTGGTTTGGTTCACCGTGCTGACAAACAAACCATAATAGTTAGGCTGGAACGATCCCGATGTTGGCGTTGACCACGTAGGCGTCCCGGCACCCGTTGATTGCAGGAACTGCCCCGCCGTGCCCGCCGCCGTGAACCCGTAAGCGGTGCCGGTGCCGTAAGCGACAGCGCCAGCCGTGGGGAGTGCAGACCCGCTGGTGCCACCAGCCGTATAGGGCACGGTGGCGGTCTGGGCCAACACAGTGCCATTGACGTAGAGAATGTCACCGTTGACACCGCCGACAACCGTGCCGCCGATGGAAATGGCAGAGGCAGCCGTGCCGGTAGCGGCGATTACAACGCTACCAGCGGTATTGGTGACGCTGATACCCGTGCCAGCCGTCAGGGTAGCGGGTGTGTAAATTGTGCCGTTGCCGATGGGAATCTGACCGTTGGTCGGAACAACGGACGATCCAGTGCCACCATTCGCGGGCGGCAGAACGCCGGTCACGCCGGTCGTAAGCGGTAGACCCGTGGCGTTAGTAAGCGTCACCGAAGACGGCACGCCAAGGGCTGGCGTTACAAGCGTCGGGCTCGATGCCAGAACAACCGACCCGGTGCCCGTCGTTGTGGCGGAAGACGCCGCCGTCAGTTGGCCCTGGGCGTTCACGGTCAAAGACGCCAGCGTGTAGCTGTTCGCTGTCACGCCGGTATTGGCGATGGATACCGTGCCCGTGCCGGTAATCGGTCCGCCTGTCAGACCAGTCCCGGTATTGACCTGTGTGACCGTGCCGCCCGTGCCGGTCGCCGTCAGCGTCTGGCCGGAAATGGACAGACCGGAACCCAGAACAATCGCGCCGGTTGATCCACCAATCGAAAGCAGTCCGGTGTTGGCGATTGTGACCGCAGCAGACCCGTTATAACTGGTTCCGGACAAGCCGGTGCCGATTGTCAGCGCGAATGGATTGACTGCCGTAACAGTAGTCGTTCCACCCAGAGCCACTGTGGAACCGTTGATGCTGATGCTGGAATTGGTCAGGCCAGTGTTGGGGATTGTTGTGTTGATCGCCGAAGCTGGAATACTGATCGCTGTTGTTCCAGCGGAAGTGATTTGCCCCTGTGAATTTACAGTTATCGTCGGAACATTAGCGGCGTTACCATAGCTGCTTGCGGTGACGCCAGTGTTTGAGATGCTGAACTGATTTCCGGTCAGCGTAAGACCGGTTCCAGCCGTATATGTGCCGGTGCCGCTGAACTGTGTCCAGGTGAGAGACGTCGTGCCAATCGTGATTGGCAAAGGCGTTGTCATCATCCAGCCGGTGGCGGAGTTGACAGTTCCTTCAGCGACGAAAACGTAGCTGCCAGGATAAACACCATAAGACTGAACGGTGTTGTAATCAGCCGCCCGCGTCAGAACCCAGTTTGTTGAAACGCTACCAACCGTCGTGACGACGTAAATGCCATTTTGGGCTGAGGTTGCTTGGTTTTTCACAAGAATACGGTCATTCAGAACCGCATTGTAACCATCAACAGAGAAAGCAGTCTGAGTTCCGCTGTTTGTTAGCGTGGCACCAACGCCAGACGTGCCATTATTATACGTCGCGGTCAGATTGGTTGTGGTAGCCGCGATGCACGACTCATGAACTTCCGCACCCTGAACAGCGGCGTCGACGTATTGCTTGGTGGCGGCTTGGAGAGCGGCAGTCGGGTTCTGCGTCAGCGCGACATAGGTCAAACCATCAAGCGCGAGAAGTGTTCCGCCTGGGGATACAACGTCCGTTCCAAGAGTGATTGGAGAAATGGACGTTGTGCTGGCGCTGGAAACACGACCGTAGCTATCAGTCGTAATTACAGGAACGGATGTAGCAGAACCGTATGTCCCAGCCGTGCCGGTAGTGTTCAGGCCAATCGTGCCAGTGCTGGTGATAGTCCCACCAGTAAGCGGACTCGCCGCGACGATCTGCGTTACGCTACCAGATCCACCACTTGCACTTAATGTTCCACCAGATACAGAAAGACCAGATCCAATGGCAAGCTGTCCCAGGACGCCGCCATTCTCATAAAGAATGTCGCCTGACGTGCCGCTTGTGATCGGCGTGCTACCAATCGTCAGACCAGTCGCGAGGGTAATTGACCCACCCAAAGCGACAGCCGTGCCATTGATCGTGATGTTGCTATAGGTTAGTGCCGAGTTTGGTAGATTTGCGATAGCAGTCGGAGTGACGCCAGAAACACGACCATAAGTATCTGTCGTAATAACGGGAATGGATGTCGAAGTTCCGTATGTTCCAGCAGTCCCGGTCGTTCCAAGGCCAATTGTGACAGCGGAAGATCCATTATAAGACGATCCGGTCAGTGGCGTGGAGATGGTCAAAGCGTTTGGGTTGACCGCCGTGACAGTCGTCGTTCCACCCAAAGCCACCACAGATCCATTGATGGTGACGTTGCTGTAGGTCAGGCCGCTGTTGGGGATGGTGGTGTTGATCGCGGACGACGGAATGCTGATCGCCAGTGTGCTGGCAGACGTAATTTGCCCTTGAGCATTGACGCCAATCACGGGAACAGCGGCGGCATTGCCATAACTGCCAGCCGTCACGCCCGTGTTGGCGATGGCCAAGGTGCCAGTCGTCGTGATCGTGCCGCCAGACAAACCGGTTCCAGCGACAATCGTCGACACGCCACTGATCAGCGAACTGATGGCACCAATCGAAACATGATACGGCGTCGTGCTGCCAATCCGCGCAATCGGAAGCAAATCCGTCGCTTGCGGGGTGGTGGAAGTCGCCTGACTGATGGATGTGTTGGCCATATTATCCCCAAACCCAGGCGTCTACGCCGTTTTCCAAAGCCCAGAAACCAGTTCCGCTTTCCAGTTCTATCACGCTATTTACAAAAATGATAGGGGGTCCAAAGCCAGGGCTGGGCGGCAATGGGAACGGAGGGATTGAGTATTTTTTGTCTATGGGTAGCGTGACAAGCCAAGAGTAAATTCTATTTGACGATCCAGTTACGTCTATTTTTATCGTGTAAACACGACCGGGAACGCCACCTGAAAGCCATATATCAATTACATTGTCATCTGCAACTGATAAAAAAACAGGTTGAAGTTCCCCAACACCAGAAGGTTTTATGCTGGCTGAAACTTGATTGATTGAGTCATTGTATTGATTGATCGCCGCTGAAACATCAAGATAATAATCAAGATCGTCACCAGCTTCAGCAACAGGCCATTGCAGAACAGTCAGTCCCGCAGCGTCCAGAACAACAGTGCGATCATACGATGTCATTTAGTTACCAATCGCAAACCAGACAATGTTAACGGAATTGGTAATTGTGTGAGATCCGCCACTTGCGTTATCACACGTAAATGTAAATCCAGAAGTTGACAAAGAGGATGCGTAAACCGTCAAAGCAACCCAAGAAGATGAACCAGCATTATTTGGCGTTCCCCATGCTCCAAATACATTATTTGGAAATGCAATTGGAAAGGAACCAGATACATATCCCAGATTACTTCCTGTGGTAATTGTCCCAGATACACCCCACTGAAGAATCAATCCATTGGGAAATTTTTGGTAACCAGAAGATGCAATGGATGCCGGGAACTGACCAAGGTTGACCGCCTGACTGGCCGAAGATGCAGCGGCGACGGCAAATACCTGACCGGCATTGCCAGCGATGGGTGCGGCGTAGCTGTCGACGAATGCCGTCGTGGCGACGCGAGTGCTGTTGTCGCTGCTGGCTGGCGTTGGGGCGGTCGGCGTGCCAGTGAAAGCTGGACTGGCCAGAGGTGCCTGGGCCAACCAACCAGCCGTGGCTGCCGGGCCAGACGTGACGCAGACCCACATCAGGTTGTTGGTCGTGTCCCAGACCTGAGAAGGAGCATTCGACGCTGTGGCGGCATATCCAGCAACATTGCCATTTGGATTACCAGCATACTGCGTCACCTGACCAAATGAGTTGGTCGTGCCAGCCGTGATCAGATTCTGCACCAAAGATCCGGAGGACCAGTTCTGCGCTGTCGTGCCTTCCTGAGCACGCACAACTGTGAACGTGTCGGTGGAAACGGCGGTAACGTGCATGATCTCCGACGCTGGCGTTGATCCAGACGCTGGGTTTAAGGTGATTTTGAAATACTGACCATTAGAGATAGTAGGAAATAACGCTCCCGTTCCAGCAGCAACGCTAATACTCGTCGCGGATGAAGAAATTGTAGATGCAAGCGTTGTGGACGCTTGATTTTTGAACTGCAAAAGACCGGGAGCGGCCATTATTTCCTCCGAAAGTGCTTGTTCATGGCGTCTGAATCACCACGCGAAACAGCACCCATATAAGACGTGATCTCGCAATCCTTCCTGGGCACACCAGCAGTCCTGAGAGCTATGGCAACCGCTTGTTTCTGCGGTTTACCAGCTTCGATTTCACGTTTGATATTGCGTGAAATGACGTCCTGACTCTTACCTTTTTCGAGTGGCATTTTGTTCTCCTACAAACTTCCGCTCACAAGCCAAACAGGTATGGCGCCGGTCGCGCTGTTTTGAGCGTCAGAGTATGGCGGGCCAGAAGGTTGGCTGACTTTATATACAGGAATGGCGCCGCCGGATTGCCCTTGATCATTCGAATATGGCGGGCCGGACGGTTGACTGACAACGCGGACGGGAATGGCTCCAGCCGCGTTGTTCTGAGCATTTGGATATGTTGGTCCAGCCGGTTGCGTCGTCACCCAGACCGGGATAGCCCCGGCTGGAAGATTCTGGGCATTAGGATACGTGGGGCCAGAGGGCGCACCACCTGCATTCCATACCGGGATCGAGGCCAGACTGTTGCTTTGGGTATTCGGATAGCTGGCCATTCTGATCTCACGTGGTTATGATTGGTCCATAATATGGCGACGGTGGCGGCGGTATCGGCACTGAGGCCAGGGTTGGATCAATCGGTAGATATACATACCACACAAAAGTCCGTCCCGCAGCAGTATTTGCTGTCAGATTGACCGTGTATTGGCGTCCAACCACGCCGCCGGTCAGATAGAGCGTGATCACATTGTTCGACACGGACAGATTGCTGGCCACGACTTCACCAACCCCTGACGGTGCGACACATGCGCTGGCTGAGGTGATGATGTCAGAAGCGTCGCTGATCGCCGCCGACACATCCAGACCATAATCCAGGTGATCATCCGGTTCCGCCATTGGCCAAGACAATGGCGGTTTCCAGGATGGCGTCAGGGTGATGACGCGATTGGCGGAAATGATCATGTCTGATTATTGGTCGAGACTGTATTTGTCGCAGACCCAAATGATGTTGTTCCTGAGAAATTTTTGAACACATTATTTACAACTTGAATGTTGTTTCCTGATGCAGTAACTACAGCATAATCAAGAGCGGTTGCATCATTCCTGGCGTAATTTCCCATAACAATAACATTACTTAAAGTGATTCCAGTATTGCCTAACCATATCATTTGCTTAACAGGGCCAAAGGCAAAATTATTGGTGTAAATTAAGCTGTTTAATGTTGCACTAGCTCCAATCCCAACTGTCGTTCCGGCAGTGCTTGTTGCGGCATTAAATGGCGCAAATGTGCAGCTAGAAATTTTGACCGCTTGAGAAATAGTGCCATTAAGGCTAATTCCATTAATACACGCATCAAATTGGCATCCAATAAAAGTATATGGTCCCCCTCCAGTATAAGATACAGCGCCACCATTTACAAAGGCGGCATACCCATACCCCCAAGCCTGAATGTTTATAACCTCAAACCAGTCATTTCCGCCAGCTTGAATTAGTTGAGCATTAGATGCCATCCACAACACAAGTCCTGTTGTTAATTGATTTTGAGCTATCCTACCGGCATTGAAACTACAATCTTTTATAGTTGACCAATCTATCATTTTTGAAACAGCTATAAAAGAAAACGGACATCCATTGCAATTGGATACATATAAATTGCCAATACCCAAAGGACTTGTATAATATCCAGCATTTATAGCTATATATGATTTATTAAACCAGCAATCTTTTATTGTTTGATCAAGATTTTGCTGGGTTCCGTAAATCATTATAGTAGAACCGTATTCTACTCCAGAACTTAGGTTCCATATTTGTGCAGGATAATCAAATGCAATATTTTGAATGGTCCCTCCATCTTGTAAAAGGATGGCAGAATAAGTTGGATTCGTGGAATTTCCAGAACCAGCGCCCCAGTTTATTTCCATTACAGAGCCAGTAATTAGATTGGCATATAAATTTGTGCTCCAAGAGGAATATGTTCCACTACCAACAGTAGACGTAACATTAACGACCAAAGCACCAGTTGATGAATTATAAGACGTAACCGTTCCAGTCATATATGCTGTAGCACTATTGCCAATCAAAATTGATTGACCGGAAGTAAATGCTTGAGTAGATCCACCAGATGTCGTAGCGACAGTAAGGCTTTGAGATCCAGTTGCGATAGTCAATGATGTGGTTGATGTCGTGCAATAGTTAGCATTCCATGTATAAGATGGAGCCGCCTCACCTTGCAAAATGACATTAGGCTTAACAGTGACTTGAGCCGTAAATTTGTAACGACCAGCCGGAACTAAGACTGTTCCACCGCCAGCGGTGTAGGCTGCATTGATGGCTGATTGAAACGCTGATGAATTGTCAGATAATGATGTTGATGCGCCATAAGACGTGACAACGTATATACCATTAACAGTTGCGGACACCGACGTCGGAGTCACAGACGTCACACGACCATAAGCATCCGTCGTAAGAACCGGAATTGATGTCGCGGAGCCGTAAGTTCCCGCCGTCCCTGTTGCGGGGAGGGAAATCGTCCCTGTTGATGTAATGGTTCCGCCGGACAGGCCATTACCAGCCACGATCTGGGTTACAGTTCCACCGCTGGATGTAGCAATCAAAGTCCCGCTGGAAATTGATAAACCCGAACCAACAGTCAATTCACCTAACAAGGCACCGCTTGTTTGATAAAGCAGCGTGTTGCTTGTTCCGCTGGTGATCGGAGTAGATCCAATAGCCAAAGAACTACTGACCGTAGTCGATCCACCAAGCGCGACAGAGGTTCCGTTGATCGTGATACTGCTGTTGGCGAGATAGGCGTTCTGGATCGCGGTAGCATTCCAAACACCAGCAGTCAAAGTTCCTACGCCAGTAATTCCAGAATAAGATCCAGTCAAGCGACCACTGGGAAGTGTGCCTGATGAAATATTGGAAGCGTTTGTAGTATCCGTTGTCGCTGAAGCGGCAAGACCGGAAACAGCGCCAGACGAAATAGCAACGGCAGTTGGAGTTACAGAAGAAACACGACCATAAGAGTCTGTAACAATTACAGGTATAGACGAAGAGGCCCCGTAAGTTCCAGGCGTTCCAATAGTGCTTAGACCAAGACTTACAGCAGAGCTTCCATTGAAAGATCCACCGGTTAATGGGCTGTTAATCGTCAGAGAATTTGGGGTATTAGCTGTAACGGTTGTTGTTCCGCCAAGCGTGACAAAATTACCATTGACCGTAACGCCATTGCTTGTCGTAGCCAAAGTTCCAGATACTGGTAACGTCACAGACGTTGTGCCAGATGCCGTAATGGTGACAGGAAATGCGCCAGCGTGAGTTACGTTTCCAGCAAGCGTAAGCGTATTAGAGCCGTTATTGACCCCAGTTCCTCCATTTGCAGATGGCAAAATACCAGTAACGCCAGTTGTAAGCGGCAATCCTGTAGCGTTCGTTAAAACAGCGGCGGAAACAGTTCCAAGGTTAGGCGTGATCAGAGTCGGACTATTGCTCAAAACAACATTGCCAGGAGACCCCGTAGCAGGAGTTTGGGCTAATACTGTTCCGTTAACATACAAAAAATCGCCGCTTGTGCCGCCAGTTACAGTGCCACCAATGGCAATGCTAGCGGCAGATGTTCCAGTGGAAGCAATGACGATGCTGCCAGATGAGTTCGTGATGCTGATACCAGTTCCAGCCGTAAGCGTCGCTGGCGTATAGATTGAACCAGACGTGCTGATGGGAATCTGACCAACCACTGTTGGTGCTGTCGATGTTCCAAGGCCACCATAAGCAGGCGCAATTGCCGTGGCTTGCCATGTGCCAGTCGACAGTGTTCCGACGCTGGTCAGACTGGTCAGGCTGGCGATATTGGTCGTGGCCAGCGTTCCGCTGACCGGCAAAGTGATTGATGTCGGACCAGTTGATGTAAGCGTGGTCGCGAATGTGCCAACCTGAGAAAAGTTGGCGGCGGTGCTGAACGTGCTACCAGAAGCAAGGGCCAGCGTGCCGGTCGTCGTGTTGATGGTCAAGCCATTGATGCTGGTGGCCAGGGCTGCGCCCAAGGTGGGCGTTACCAGCGTTGGGCTGTTGCTCAATACCGGATTGCCAAGCGTGCCAGTCGGCGCGACCTGGGCCAGCAGAGGACTCCCTACAGTGCCGCCGACATACAGAAAATAACCCAAGGTCCCGGTCACAACCGTGCTACCAATAGCGATAGCAGCCGCCGCTGTTCCGGTTGCCTGAAGCGTGCCAGACGTAATGGTCAGACCGGCGCCAATCGCCGCTTCACTCAACAGCGTACCATTTTGATACAGAACAGAACCCGTAGTGCCACCACTGATAGCCGTGGTTCCGATATTCAACACGGCCCCAGACGCGACCAGCGTTCCAGCCGTGACCGTCAATCCAGTGCCAATAGGGATGGCCGCGACCGTTCCAGCAACAGTGCCGACGTTGCCAAGCAGAGAATTTGCGGCAATGGTCGAGATCCCAAGAGTGCCGCTGTTAATGGCCAAACCAGCACCAACTGCGGCTTCGCCCAACACCGTGCCATTCTGATAGACCACAGAGCCGGTCGTGCCGCCATTAACGACGGTCGTGCCGATGTTCAAAACACTGGCAAGGGTTAAAGAACCACCAAGAGCAACAGTAGACCCATTGATGGTGATGGGCGTATTGAAGTTGGCATCAAGATCGGCAAGAGGAATACTGCCAGACATGGATGCAAAAGTGTAGGGAACAGCCATCTTATCTGACCTTTACGAGTGATACCAAGTGACCGCCGCTGAGGCGTTATTTATCCACGTCACGACGTTGCTTGTGCTATTAGTCCAAGAGACAGTCGTTTGAACGCTGCCAGAAATAACTAAGCTCCAGGTATAAATCTGGAACGGCATTTCAGCCGCACCGCTGGCAATCGCAGCCTGAAGATATGGCGCAGCAGGATAATTCGGGCACGTTATCGTGGCAGTCGACCCGCTGAACGTGACGCTTATTTGAGACGTCAAAGTTTGCAAATTGGCGGGAGAGCCAATCGGGCCAGGATAATTGAGCGCCGGAGCCGTTCCGTTTGTGCCGATCAAAAACCTGAGAACTCGACGTTTCAACCATCTTATACTAAAAGTCTTTCCATCGCCTTTGTAAAAATGCCACGTCAAAAGACGAGCATAGATGTCATCTGAGACGACAAAAGACGTTCCAGTTGTTGATGTTTCTGTGTTTAATGGGACTTTAGCATTATATCCGTATGTATTTAACGGGCCAATAGAAGTTGCTGGTGTTCCGGGAAGTGATGGTCGAGGATAGCCGTATATTCCGGCTCCAACCCAGTCCAAAAGAGCGCCAGAAATTGAGTTTGATGGATATATTGGTAAATCAAGCTGGTTAAAAGTATTTACGTATTGTTGAGCAATAGCATTATATGACGCTACGAAAGCCTGCAAATCATCGTCATCAGCATACTGCGTATAAAGATACGACGGTATGACGTTTTGCAGCATGGTATTTGCAAAACTGGTTGAACCGCTCATAGATCAACCCTGAGTGATTGTGATAGCAGAAGATGTTGTAAGGAAATAACTTTCTGGATCTCCAGAGATTATCCCAGTTCCACTTGATGGAGTTGTCAGCGTGCTATTGATATACACACTGAAAACCATTCTGGTCAAATTTGCTGTAGGAAGAACAGAAGCTGTTGCAATCTGAAAAGCGTTCTGTAATTCAAACAGATTTATAGGTTGACCAACAGGAATGCTATTGATGTATGCGGCAATAGCAATAGCACCAAGAGACGCCACCGTTGTAGCGGAAACAGAATAAAGAGAATTTGTATTCCACGTCAAAGACACAGTAACATTTTGAACTGGTGGAACTACAAATGGTATCGTATAACTGTTAGGATAATCGTTGACAGTTATGTATTGCGTCCGAGCATTAGGCGTTATTACGCCACCGCTTACGTAAGCGGGAGCGGAAGACGAATTATAAGTAATGCTAAACGTCGTTGCCGTAACGACCGTCACCGTCCAGGTGCCGTTCGCACCAGTCATTCCAAGGACGCCACTGATCGTGATAGAGTTCCCGGTCGTCAGGCCGTGCGGAAGGGCGGTCGTCACGACCGCCGCGCTGGCTTGAGTGATGCTGGTGATGACGCCGGTCTGCGATCCAGCCAGGGTCGTGATGTCGAAGACTGAATTGAAGATCGCGTTGGCGATCTGGTAGGGGTCGGCGGTGCCGCCGACGATGATCTGCCACGTGTTACCCTGCGGAACAATTGACACCAGCCGGTTTTGAACACCGCTTACATTGCCCAGCGCCGTCTTCAGGAAGCGCGGCATACTAAGAGCCGACGCCAAGCCAGCTTGCAGCACCTGGGACCGATAATCGTCCACAGTCTGCGCACCAGTCGATGGCGTGCCAGGAAGCGGATTGGTGACGTTCAAAGCAATGCCAGTCGGCACTGACGTATTCAAGGTCGTCACGCTATTGGCGGGGACAGCCCATGACCCAGATTGGGTAGCAAGGCAGTAAAGAGACGCCGACGACCCATTGGCGCTGAACGTGCCGCTGCCGGTATAGGCGGGTGCTGACGTTGAGTTATAGACGACGCTGAACGTCGTGGTCGACAGCACGGTGACGGTCCAGACGCCATTGATGCCGGTCATGCCAAGTGCGCCAGCGATGGTGATCTGCTGGCCAGTGGCGAGACCGTGTGCGCTTGTCGTCGTGACGACGGCTGGATTGGCCTGGGTGATGGCGCTGATCGTGCCGGACTGCGGCGCGGTGCCAATGATGCCGCCATCCTGCACCGTATATTGATACGTGCCGTCCGAGACCGTGAAGCCAATCGGAATGATGTAGCCCGGCGTGCCAGAGAACACGCAGTAGACCGACGTGTTGGTGCCCTGGCCCTGCTGGACGCCGTAGATCTGGCCAAGCTGGTTCAGCAGGAACTGATTGGCGCCGTAGGGCGTCACCGAATTGATCAGTTCGACAAGGGCCGAGTTGCACTGAAGGATGGCGTAGACGTCAGTGCTGCTGATGTCTTCGATCAGCGTGCCGGGCAGGTTCGCCGTGTAGCCGGGATTGGTGGCGGCGACACCGGCCAGAAGAGCAGTCTGGACGTCAGTGGGTGTAGCCGGTGTCATTCCGGCAGGACCCATGACGATAGGGATGGTTGTTCCGCTCATACGGGGATACTCGCCTGGAATTGAACACCCTGATTGGTGGTGATGTTTATATTGTATGTTGGAGTAGGAGAGTAAATTTTACTGATTTGAAGCGTTGAAAAGAATTGAGAATATCTTTGCTGTATCAATGATACATAAAAATCAGGGAATATTTGCTGCACAACAGATTGTTGTGCTGGTATTCCCCAATTAGACCAAAAGGGAGATTCACCTAAATTCAATTTAAGACATTGAATTAGAGCCGTTATGTAAACATAATCATTTTGACCAGATGCGCTTGTTTGCACTTCCTGCCATGAATATGTTTGTGTCTGTGGATTCAGGACGCGACCATAAACTCTCACGGAACCACAGCCCCTGTGTTGCCAGACCCTGCCGTAACGCCGGAATGTTCGTGCGAAAGGAAAGGCTTGCCATTGATGGTCAGCGTCCCGGTGATTGAGACACCGCTACTATTGATAGTAACATTGTTTCCGCCGACAGACAAGACGATCTGCGATGGCGTCAGCGTTATCTTGGCGTTCCCGCTGTCATCTTGAATGACAGCGCCGTTTGGACCGGTGATATTGTATGCGTTCGTATCAACAGAAGGAAATGATACATTAGATAATGGAACAAAAACTAAAGTTGATAAATTGCTTTCTTTTCTTGAGTAATCCGCAACGCCACCCCCAAGACCGGTAACTCCTCCAAGATAAACATCAGAAGATGTTAAGAATCCCTTATCTCCAATTTGAATTGGAGGTCTCGCATATCTTGATATTGCTTGTGGAACTGTTATTTGAGGAAATGTTATATTACTGTTCACCTCAAACTTAACAGTTACCATTGATCCTTTTATAGCTACAACAGAGCATGGTAATTGTTGACCAAATTGTTGAGAGCTATCATCAATGGCTCCTTTGACAAAATTTGTCATAGAGGCCGCAAATGGTATTTTCTGTCCAAGGCTCAAGTAAAACCTCCTGCACCAGTTTGGGATTGAGTTTGAACCGGAACTCCTTCAAAAACTGTTACCCAAGAATTGGCGTCAGGTTGCCTGAAACTTCCAACATGCCTTACACTTATAATTTGAAACAATCCATTTTGATTTAATTTATCTCTATAGTTCTTTGGAGTAAATGGATTAGAAGAAGCTATTCCATAATATCCACTTGGAAGTAATACTGTATCATTGATATTTATATCTGATCTCATGGCGCATTTGAATTGAATTAAACCTACATCAATCCACGTTGGCTGACCAATGAATGATGTAAAATCTATAGAAACATTTTTTGATTTATTGGAAACATCGCCACTTTCTTGTGCTATCTGAACTGAAGATGGAATATTAGTTCCATCTAATACAACAAAATATCCATTTGCATTTTGTTGTATAGTAACTCCAGTATAATTTCCACCTATCATTTTTTTTGTAAATTGTCTTAGCCATTCAGAAAAAGATGAAAGATCTTTATATACGCCGGATTGAGGAGATGGTAAAACTAAATTTGGACTTAAGTTTTGATATACTTTACTTCCAGGCATTGCATTGTTAAAAAAATCAACAATAACAGATGATATACTAGTTCCAGCTGGCCAGTAAAAGAATCCATTAAATGGTTGAGAGTAATCGCCCGTAAGAGGAGGAGATGGATTTGAAGAAGATTTAGTAGCAAGACCCGGAGTCATCATAAAATTCAAAGTCATTTCAGTGCCCTGCCAATTGCCGAAGCATTGCAGGATTTGCCCCTGAAAAATAGGACCAGAAAATTTTGATGCGACGGTCGCTAATGGTAAACCTTTTTGAAATCCAGCTTTTATAAGTATGTTTTTACCATTTTGATTAAACGCATTTGATATTTCTTGTAATGGTATTCCCCATATAGTTAAAGCGCAATTACCTACCGGATTATCAAATGTAGATACAGGAATGTCGAATTGTATATTAAGAGCGCCGGGCGTAGTTACGCCATTCAGCAAGCTGCTATACACTATTGGTGTAGCTCTTTGATTATTGGGATCAGTTATTGTGATCTCATAATATCTCAAGGGCTAACCTCAAACTGCATATTTTTTGCTCTGTATATTAAGGTAGAATTAAAGTATCCCGCTGTCATACTAACATCATAAGATGCAATACCAGAAGTAATTAAAGTTCCTGGATATGATTGTAAATAATAAGTAAATTGATTGTTATTTATAATTGTGCATTTGTATGTTCCATTATATGACAGTGGAATTGTATTTTTAATAGTAATATTTACTATTGATCCAACCTTAAAACCATGATTAGTTGATGTTGTTATTGTTACTGTATTTGATAACCAATTAACATTCGAAATGTAAATAGCCGAACCAGATGATACTAATGGTAAATAAAAAATAATACTACCCGATAAAGTTTCACATTGAACATAATATCTTTGTCCAAACAAGCACCAAGGAACACTTATATTATATTGATTTCCATCAAAATTTGGTTGAAAATTAAATGGAGGTGGACCTTGTGTTGTTGCAACGGGGTTCAATCCAAGAGGATTTAGACCAAGAAGAACAGAAGGAATTTGAGAGGACGGACCAGTAACTATGGGAGTGAATTGATAATACGTTGTCATTTTTCACTGCCCAGGAACTTTAGTGACGGAACTATTGCTTACATTTTGCAAAAAATTGTTCAACGCCCCTTGAGCAGCTTGAAGAGAAACAAGAGGCTGAACAAAATCCCATTGCCATGTATTTTGCGGAATTGGATTAGCTCCAGAGCTGACGTCAGTCAATCCAGTTAATATCATGTTGGTGTAAATACTAGCTGGAGTGACAACGGTATATGTGCCACCTTGCCTTGCGTGTGTTTCAACGACAGCCTGCAACATCTCCATCGTCACTAATTTCGCCGTATGACCTCCAGGGCTTTTTACAGGTATACTCATTTTCATTGATAATGTCAAAGGTTCTGCAATTATAGCATTTGCTGCTACAGACTGATTTGCAAAAGGATATTGTCCTATTGAATATTTAGCTATAGTTCCGCCAGGAACTGGCGTAAAATGAGCAAAAAAATTATCAAGATTGAATGAATCACTGCCTGACAATATGTTGGCCACAAAATTAGCAGCCTCAGTTATAAATACAATTGGAAGATAACCCTCTATTCCAAAATTAGAGGCTATTCCATTTGTGAATATGATTGGAGAGCATTGAAAACCAAGTTGATATACAACTCGCCCAAATGTGTTTAAAACACTTCCGCTCATAAATCACCTAAGAATTGTAACGAGCTGTTGATCTTTGTTTAAGCTGGTTGGCATTTATTACTGTGTTTGATCCAGGCTCTTGATAAACATGAACATTGACATCAACATTGGAATATCCACTTCCATATTGAGATCCACCGCCAAATACTTTAGCAATATATTGAGCTGTTTCTTGCGGCAAGAAATCCCTCCACCTTGCCCCATGCTCACGAATGTCTCTTTGAAGATTTCCCTGACCCCAGTTGTAAGCGGCTACAGCTTTTTCAGGATCTCCTCCAAACATAGCGAGAAGATCCGAATAATATCTAGCCGCAGCGTTTGCTGATTGAACAAGGTCATAAGGATTTTGCAATCCATACTGACGCGCGGTTCCTGGCATAAATTGGAAATGACCCATAGCGCCAGCAGATGACATCATGCTAGCACCCCTTCCGCTTTCCGCAGACCAGACGCTATCCAGCAATCCAGTCGGCAAGCCATATTGAGATTCCAGAGATGAGAACAAACCTCTACTATAAGAAGTTCCCCCAGGAGTTCCGCTTATTCCCCTATAAGAGGTTTGATGAAGAAGTCCGGGGAATAGTGAATTTTTATAAATATCATCAGATCTTTTTAAGAATCCATTAAACCAATCCATAAATGGAGTGGGTTTATCAGACTCAGAATTACCTTCATATTGTTTTCTTATTTCTTCTTCACTTTTTGCAACTTCTTCTTGAGATGGAAACCATTTTGATAGCCAAGAGGCAAATCTTCCAAGACCCTTAATTACTTCTCCCATTTCTTTGACGTATTCTTTTATTATATCTTTAGTTTCTGGTTTTTTTAGATCTTCAGACAAAGAGTGAATCCAATCAGAAAATTCATGAATACCACTCTTAAAATCAGGGCTAGAAAATATAGTTTCAGATAAATCTGCAAAAGAATAAGCTACTTCACTTATAGATAAAGCTAATGGAGATAATCCCTTTACAAAAGTATTTTCTATTTTAGATGCAGCTTTATTCATGTTTTCCATGAAGTTAGCCCAAGGCTCAGTCTCTTTTGCGGAAAGAGAAAGATCACGCACTGCCCCAGGATATTTTTTTCCTAACTGCTCTAATTCTCCAGTTCTTCTCAAAAATTCAAGTTGCCTCGCGACATTTACATTGATTCCAAGATCTGTGAAACCAAGAGCCTGAAGCTGAGATCCTCTCAATCCAGTAGGTATGGCAGAAATTCTCGCGGCCGATCTTGATAAAACTTCAGGGAGAAGTTCAGCTGCATTTTTGCTTTCAATCTCTTCTCTTGAAAATCCAAGCTGTTGCAGCTTCCAGTAATTTCTTACATCTCCTTGAATTGCTGCAATTGAACTTAAAATATTAGATGCACCAGGAAGTCTTGTTCCATAAGTGGTTTCTGCTGCTTTCAACTCGCCAGGGGCGACGCCCAAACCTATAGCAGTCGCCCTTTGACCGGAGGCAGAGCTTCCGAGCCTTTCCAAACCGGAAAATGTGAAATATCCAGCCAGCCCCGTGAAGACGCTGGTCAAGCCAGCCCACTTCATAAGAGACATGGTGGTGCTTTTTATGCTTAAATCAAACTGGCGGGCAGTTCGATTTAGCTTAACCATTTGTATTTCTGTTTTAGAAAATTCTAATGTTATCTTTTTTTGATTTTCAATTATATCTTTGTTTATTTTAGCCAAATCAATCATAGATTTGGACATGTTTGTCAGAGAATCTGCCGTTTCTTTTAAAGCAGATCCAGATTCGTTCCATAATGCAGGTAAATTTTCAAGCTCCTGCTTGTATTCTAAGAATTTTTCATAGAACGAAGTAAACGCGCTATCGTTAACTTCAATGTCAATTACAGATTTTACGGCCATTTATACCATCCCAATCTGTCTGATTGACTTTATTATATAACGATTTCTATATTCATGAGAATTTTGCCATTCCCAATCAAGAGAAATATTTGAAAAAAAAGCATAAAATCCTTCATTCATCAACCAGTCTAATACGCAACTGATGATGTTTTCTCCGAATCTATGAAAGTTGGAGCATCTGTCGACGTCTGCAAAGAACCTACGAACTCCATAAAGTTCAAGGACGTTATTTGCGATCCCCATAACCGCATTCTTTCCAAGACTGGAGGAAGTTCCGTCTTCCTTGACATTGCAGAGACGCATATAAAAAAACAAATCAATCCTTCCACCTCGTCGATGTCAGATTGATTCATCATTTTTTTATCAATAACATCTTGAAAGGGAAATGTTTGCCATCCTTTGTCAGATGGCATGACGACATTGGAGAGACGGCGAATTTCAGCCATCAATCCCATTTCAATGCCGTCCCGGCCTTCCCAGACGCCCTGATCCATTGCGATCTTCTTCAGCATCATGGCTGCCACACGCGGGCCAGAAACGAAGCTAAGACCTTCAGAAATCAGAGATGAAAAAGTCTTTCCGATAATCAGAAAGTATTTTTCAAAAACTTCTCTGGAAATTGGCGTGCTGTGAACGTAGAAAGTTGATCCATCATCAGCCTCTACTTCAACAACCAAGTTCAGCTTATTATCAAGCCGCATATTTTCCTCTCACGGTAAAGTAGGGCTGGTTGCTGCCAGCCCTTGATATTAAACCAAATTCCAAAGGCTGGAGTTGATCTGATAGTAGCCCTTCAGAGTCACAACGTAACCAGCATCTTCACCAGCAAAATTCAATTCACGCACGTTGTCAATCGCGCAGTTATTGAACGTGTAGTTCGGAAGAGTACTGGTGTCGGTCGTGATCGTGATATCGCCAATCAAGCTCAACACCTGCCGTTGCGCTTCCCATTGAGCGGCGAGAGACTGCGTTTTCAGCAGAGAAACCGTCACCGTGATCATCTGGTAAGGCATCGGAGACTGAACCGTGCCCGTCATCGTCGGGATCATGGTCGTCGTCTCGCCTTCGAACGCGATGCTGATACCACCGCGTCCCAGGTAGGGCGCGGTGACATTCAGGTTGGAGTAGCTAGGGATAACCACGCTACCACGAAGGCGATTAAGCGTCCCCTGAGTGACGTTGGGATTGTTACCCGTTGTTCCGGACATCTGATGCTCCTATCAAATCGCTGCCGGGAACGCGGATACGTTCACGTAGAACACAATCTGCGTAAAGCCGCGCTGCGGGGTGTAAGTCACTGACAAACCACGATAGATGCCAGAGGTGTAATCCGTCGGGTTCTGAGTGACATATGTCACGAACGGAACAGCGTTCACTGCAACCGGACCAAGGACCAATCCAAAAGAGACGCCGGTAGACATCACGCTTTGAGCAACACCCTGAAGGCGATTGATGCCATTCTGATTGTAGTAAAGTGGATTTTGAGCGTTATTGGACCCGTTGATGATAGCAGCGGAGATAGCCTGATTCGCCGTGATCTGGACCCAATCCACCGAATACCAGTAGGTGAAATCGTGACCATCTTCCGTGGTTCCCCACAGAATAATGGTGGCGCTAATTCCACCCTCGGCACCAGTTCCAATTACATTGGTATTAGATGCTTTCAGCGTTGTGAGTAGAGACCCCTGGCCTCTGGTCGGGAATGGCGTTACTCCATAAACGTAACCGAAAGCAAAAGGCGTCACGAGATTAGCGGCAGACGGCGCGTAACTGAGCAGTCGCCAGAAAGCCGAGACAACACTGAACTCAGTCGACGGAATACCAGCGTTGGCATACAGACTGGCCTGTAGCGTGCCCAGGATGGTGTCTGTGCCAGGGTTGGCTGGCACGGCATAGATCAGCGTGTTGCCCGTCGTTCCCGGCAAAGCCTGATACGTGCCGTTGTATCCGGTCGGCGTGCAGCCATTGATCGTGAACCAGTTGCCAACAGCCACACCATGCGACGTCGTGGTGGTCGCGGTGACATAGCCAGTGGTGCTGGAGTAGCTGATCGCCGTCAGCGCATTGGCATTATAAGTGCCATACGAAGGAGACTCGATCATGGTAAACGCGCACTTCATCAGGTTCGAGTAGTTCTGATAAGTAGCGAGCGTCGTCGTGATAAAGAAGTAGGTCTGCGATGTCGTGCTTTCGTAGTTGGCCAAGAAAGCCAAAAAAGCAGGATTCGCATCCCATTCACGGGGAACAACATAAGCGTAGAAGTAACCAACAGCACCAGCCGTGTAGTTGCTGTTGGGATTCTGCGAAATGTAGTTCTGAAGGTTGGTAACGCTGGTTGCGACGGGAGCAGCGCCAAGCTCAAGGACGTAGCACGAAAGGCTCGAACCTTGAGCGAAGAACGTATTCACCATCGCCTGAAGTTCGCCGACATCTTCCTGGGTGAAGACGCCGCCGGACGAAGTTCCAGGAGAAGTCGCCGCGATCAATTCAAACGTAAACGCGGTCGTCGTAGTGATGGTGCAGAGCCAGTTACCATTGTAGACCGACACACCAGCGCCAGCGATGGTCAGATAGTATTGCTGGCCAATCGTCAGACCGTGAGGTGATACTGCATTCACGGTCGCGACGTTCGCCGACCAAGTGATGCCGGTCGGCGCAGCAATGGCAGCAGAGCCAGCCAAAACAGTGGCCAGATCAGACACTTGGGTAAGCAGCTTAATGGAACCAGCGGCAAGATTCGTCGCACCCGTGCTAACCAGTGCGCCGGACTGTTGCAGAGTGGCGGGGATGGACCCCACCGTCTGCGTCACGTTTACTGTTACGATATTAGGCATAAAACGCTCCGACGTTCAGGGACGGGTGCGACAAAACGATTAGCGGTAGCTGACCGAAACCACCTGAGCCGCACCGGGCGCAACCACGATGCCGTTGGTCACCGGGAAGTCCAGCGTGTAAATGCCGACCGCAGCCGGGATCACAGCCACCAGAGAAGCGGCACCCGTGCCACTGGTCGAGTTGTAGTCATAGACGGCACCAGCGGCGCCAGCGGTGGTCACCGAGATCTTGCCGATGTAACCAGACGACGCCTTCACGACGGTCGCGGCGGTGACGTTCAGCAAGGTGGACTCAGAGTTCTGATTGTCAGCGACGATCAGAGCGCCGCTGGCATCGACCTGAAGCGGCTTGGCAACGCCGCTGTTTACGGCGGGATAGACCTGGAACGGAGACTGCGGCATTGGATAACTCCTTGTTAAACCGGTTAAGACACAGTGTAATTGACGAAAGCCTGTTCAATTAACTGCCTTGCTACATCGTTAATGCGAGTTTGGTAGTAACTCACATCATACTCGATGACTTTCTTCATCGCGATTGCTTGCAACTCAGGTTGAGCGCGTTTATCATCGCGAACAATCGGCATATTCATTATGCCGAAAGCATCTGTATTCAGACTATATTGGTTTACCGTATCAACAAAATCCAAAACAGTCTGATTATCAACGCCATACAAAACAATTCGAACGCGATCAGTAGCCAACTGATAGTGAGAAGCATTCGACGATAAGCGCGGAAATGCTTGAATCGCTCTTGTTTCTCCGGGTTCAATTTGAATTGTTCCGTATGGAGGGTAAATGTTACTTGGAGACAAATACGATGGATATAGTTGCAATTCTGGATTTGCACCAGTGAGATAGAACGGACTGTATGTTTGAATTGCGAGCCAAGCTGGCAGGCTATTAGAAACAATCAGTCTTGTCGGAGGAATATCGTAAAGATTAGTGACAAGCTGAGAACTCAACGCGGAATAAACAGCATGTCCACCGTAGTGATACAGACCAGCTTGTTCGTAGAACATACCACGCTGGCCAAACGCGAAGCGTATTCCGTCGTATGTGGCTATCCACAAAACTTGCTGATTGATCGTATTCAGTTCCGTGACCGGCTGCGTTGTCGTGAAAACAACTTGATTGATTGTGATTGTTTCGTCTTCATTGACCACCATCTCGGTGGAGTAGTGCAGAGATCCCTGAACCGTGATCTGTTCACCGGCAAGCCAAAAAACGAAACCATCGAGTGGAAGGATACGTTTGACATATTTGGTGAATGTGAGTGTCTGAGACGCTGATAGCTGGACGAGTCCACTTTCAAGAACCGCTTTGAGCTGCGGCCCAGCCATCATGCTCTCTTGGACATTGGCCATCAGTCAACCCAAGCCTTGAATGATGCTTGATAAAGACCAGTGTCAATGAACGAAGGGCGCGGTGGATTTTGAACGAATATTTTATTTGCACCTCGTCCAACAGTTCGACCGTAGGGGTTTTTATAGCGATGACGAACACCCAATTGCGCCGCTTTTGTCGGAACGCCAGAAATTCCTACTGCCTCGACCTCTTGAGACGAGAGAAAATTTTTGAATTTGGCTTCTATGTCTGATGTGGCGGCGGAGTAGTTCGACTGGCCAACATTACCGCCCATAGCCATCGTTTCGAACGCGCCTTTCAGAGAGTTTTCAATATCACGACCAATGTCATCTGAATATGCTTTTATAAAAGCGTCCATGATACCATATCGACGCTCAAGATCTTCAGCGACTTCTCCGGTTGTGATATTTTCGTATTCGTTAGAGTGAGCGGCGCTTGGTTTATTTCCCTTAAATCCTTTATCGGGATTGTTGTAGGGCATATCAATTACGCCAAGATGGAGTGTTGTCATGACAAACCCCACAAAGTTCCGTAACGCTGCGCGATAGCGAGATAAGCACGACCCCAGGGCGTCTTCAGGTTTTGAAGATCAGCAATCGTCAGATTTTTCAGAGAATCAGGAACAGCAAGACTGTCGCTTGTATTCTGATCCGCAGCGGTCGTGACAACGCCAGCCGTGAAAGCGTTCAGGTTAAGGCTGGCGCGAAGGTCGGCGAAATAGGTGCGCCCAGGTTGATCTGGGGCATAGTTGACCAGATTATCACCAGCCAGATTGTAGACAGCCAACTCATACAGCGAAGTGGCTGGAACAGTTCCATAAGCCGTCGCGACGGTCGCCAGATCGGGATTGACGATCATCATGGCGACCTGAAAGGCCCAACCGATCACGGGGCTGTTCGTCGGCAACACCAGGGGGTCGATCCCCATGACATTGTATATGAAAGACTGAAACCCCGTGACCGTTGGAAGCATATCAGGTCTTTCTGGATCGCCCACGTCGGGTAGGCGGCGGAATGGAGTTGTCGATCTGCTGACCGACGGTGACGATTTCGTTCAACCCAGGCTCATCTCTACCATTCTGCTGAACGATTTCCAACTCCAACGATTCGACTTTCGCGGCACCCTCAGTCGCCTGTTCAAGCGCCGTGTGCAGTGCTGCGGCGGACAGTTGGCGGGCTTCCTCACTCGCCTTGGTCAGCACGGTGGAATTGTGCTCATCGGCATACATGATCTTTTCGACTTTGATAGGCTTGTCGATAGAGTAGCAAACTCCGACGAACGGTTTCCGGCGATCAATTTCCGAAACATCGACCAGCCCGTATCTGACGTGCTGGTCGATGATCGAACGAATGACTTCCGGCTGTGCATTCGGCTGATAAACCGTGATCTGTCCTCCGGGAGCAATTTGCTGACGACGGACAGAGGTTTCTTCAGGAATGCGGTAGATGAAGTCGTGCCTCTGCTTGCTGGCATTGGCGACGTATAGAGTCGGCATAAATCCCTCTCTGGTTTGTATTACTGATACTGCATCGACAGGATCGAAATCGCTTCAGGGCGAACACCCCAACCCGACGTGATCCGCAGTTCAGACAGGACGTCAATCGCGCCACCGGCAAGCGGGGTCGGGATTTCACGTGGAGCCGCCATGTCGCAATATTGCAGCGTGCAAGCCGCCAGACCGGGGGACAGGTCAGCGAACACGTTGGTGTTGATGCGGCCATGCTTGGGCTTCTGAACCTCGGGCATGATCACGAGAACGGCGTCGGTGCCACCGGCACCCTTACCGATCAGCGTGTCGTCATAGCACCACAGGATCTCGTCCTCGTTCATTTCACCGACGGCCTTGACGACGCCAGCGGTCGACAGAGAACCGGCGCCCGCGCGCTGGAACTGGGTCAACTGAACGATGTCCTGGTATTCCCAGGTACCCAGGACGCGCTGCGGCCCAAGGATGACGATGCGGTGGCCAATGCCAAGCTGCATCGTGCGGGTCTTCATCGCGCTGATCTGCGACAGCAGGAAGAACGCCATCTGGCCGTTGTCGTAGGTGACGACGGTGCTGTTGCCATTGCTATCAGCCGGGAGGCTGACGGTGGTGGCACCAGAGGTGTTCAGCAGACCTTCGCCGTTCGCGCCGTTGAAGCCATACAGCAGCGCGGAACGCATGAGCTGGAAGTGACCCTGACGCATGCCCAGACGCTGCGCTTCGACGATGCTCACGCCCCACTGCGACATGGCAGCGGTGTCGTGATGATCGTATTCAGCGCGAACGCGCTGAAGATAGGTCGGCGTGCTGATCTGCCGCGCGACGACGGAGACGGACGGAAGCGAATTGTATTCGCTCTGGCCAGCCGCCATCACGGTGCGGATGTCGAAAGCGTCGATGTAGACATACAGGTCGCCTTCGCCCAGGCGCACCAGCGGGTTGCCACCCGCCAGAGCGTCGAACGCGCCGGAAGCCTGATTATACTGCAACAGCTTCGCAGGTTCCATGTAGTGCGGGGAAACCATTACCCGCGACGGAGTGATATTCGCCATATTCGCGGCTCCTTAGATCTGAATGAGAGCGGCGGTGCCGCTGTTGTTCCAGGTGGCGACACCAGTGACGGCGTTGTAGACCACCGTCTTACTACCACCAGACTGCACGCGCAGGATCTTGCACGGCAGGGCGGCGGTGCCATAGGTCAGCGTCAACGTGCCAGACAGAGCGCCCGTGGCGATGGCACCCGAAGGAGCCGCGACCTGGAAGCTGAAGTTCTGGTTGTTGGTGAACGCCGAAACCGTCTGGGTGCCGTTCACGTAAGCAGCACCAGTGCTGGTGACGCCCGCCACGTAGATCGAGTCACCCACAGCACCGACCGGCGTCGCCGCCGCAGCGACCACGACGAAGGTGTAGAGACCCGTGGTGGCCGAGTAGGACGACGTGATGCTGGTCAGCGAATACGACGGCGTGGACGCATCGTAGGCTTGCAGGACCTGATTGTTGAAGTCCCAGGACACCGGCTGAGACAAGCTACCGCCCACCACAGACGCCGCCAGCGACGGATCACAGGCAACAGCGATACGAGCGCCGGAACCCAGCGGGAAGTAAGGCACCGTCATGTTGGCGGAAGCCGTCGGCACCGGAGACTGCGGGGTGGAAATCCACGCCGTCGCCTGATTGAAGACGCTGAAGCCAATCAACTGACCAGATGCGCCAGCCGTTTGCGTGGTCGCACGACCAACAATCGGGCCAAGCTCAGAACCAACACTGGTGCTGGAACCATACAGGGCGGGGACGTTGGCATAAACGCCAACACCACCCCACATCGGCAAGGTCTCGGTAGTCGCCAGGACGCCACCGGCCAGCGCGAAGCGCACAGCCGGATCATCCATCGCGACACCTTGAACGAAGCCGTAAGATTGAGTGCTGAAGCCACCATAGTTGGTGGTGGTCAGCATCGGGTTAACCGAAATAGAGTTAGCCATTGGTCATTAGCCTCCAATCTGGCGAGGGCGGAAGAACGGCTTGGTGATGCTGCGAGGAGCCGTGCGGAACTCACCCATCCAAGCACTCGGATCGCCCGCAAATTCAGTGATCATGCGATCAGCCGCATCCTTGCGACGGATCTCACGCAGAGAACCCATGGGAACATCGTTCGGATTGCGAGCAGCGGACGACGCATCGGCGTAAATCTGCTGTTCAGCAATTTCCAGAGCCTTTTTCGGCAGATCGCGCAGGGAAACTTCTTTCCACGGCGCGGAATGACGCTGAAGACCCTTGGCGAGACGAATGCGGTAAGCCATCGTCGTTTCGCCCTGGAGCGGAGCGGGCGCGCGGTTGCCAAAAGCGCCGTAAACGCTGTCGGCTTTCGCCTGATAATCAGCCATCAGAGCATAGTCCGCGTCCGACATGGACTTGGGCATGCGCGAAATGGCGTCAGACAGGCGGCGCAGTTCGGAAGCAGTGAATTTCTCCATGCGCTTCACCGAATCGCTGCGACGGTCATCGTCGTCGTCATCGTCATCATCCTTGCGATGTTTGCGGGCCTTGTGAGCATCATCATCGTCGTCATCCTTGCGGTGACGCTTGTCGGCGGCGAGATGCTTAGGCTCTTCCTTCATCGGAGCTTCGTCATCGTCGTCGTCATCGTCGCCCTTGATGTTCGACATGGCGTCCTTGCGGTCGTCATCATCGTCATCATCGTCGTCGTCGTCGCTGTCCTTCTTGTGGGCCATCTCCTTACCTTCTTCCTCGGCCCACTGCTTGAACGACTCATCGCCGTCCTTGCGATGACGCTTCGAGTCCTTGCGGGACTTACGGTCGTCGTCATCGTCGTCATCCTTGCGATGACGCTTCTTCGAACCGGCGCGGATCATGTCAGCGTCGTCGTCATCGTCGTCGTCTTTGCGATGGTGACGAGCAGCGTCGTCATCATCATCATCGTCGTCCTTACGAGCGCGACGAACATCATCATCATCGTCATCATCGTCATCGTCGGCTTTACGATAGCGCATCATGGAATCCATGCGCTTTTCCATCGCATCAAGACGACCGCAGAGCGCGTCAACGCCCTTCAGCAGCTTGTCGATGTTCTCAGCGGCATCATGCCGCTCTTCCATTTCTGGCATATCAGAACCCTCGGTTGGTGTGGTGGGTAATTCGACTCCAGCCGGGGCACGGCCTTTGTCCCAAACGCCCTCTTCGCAGATGGCAATATGGTCGAGCAAACTCGGCTTCCCTTCGACCAGCAGAGATGAGCCGTCTTTCAACTTCGCCAATACGTTGCCATCGGTGCTTTTGAAGACAACGGCTGGAGAAGTGGAAAGCTGTTTTGATTCCATCGCCTTCGCGGCGGCGTCATCATAAATTTTGGCGATTGCCCAAACTTCCTCACCTTTGATGTATGGAAGAAGGACGGTGCCAACAATGCGATCAGCGAACTCTTTCGAGTTCAGTTTGCCTGTTTCTGGATGCTCCCAAACAACAGGCAATCCGTTGCATCGCTCAAGAAATTCCTGATTAAGATAAAGCTCAGGCGCTCTGTATACGTGTTCATTTAACTTTGTTCTGAATGCCGTTCCCGTTCCGGTGATACGGATTGCGAACAAAGTCACATTTTCATATCGTTGCGGGCTGGTCAGTTCACCATCGCGAATTGCTTTCGCAACGCCAAGTTCGTCCATGCCCAATCTTTCGATTGATACTTTTACTCCAGGATGCAGGTCTTCTGGGTTAAAGTCACTCATCGAACGATTTCTTTTCCTTGCACAGGTTCCTTGGAATCGTGCGGAAGAACTTTTGAAACATGAACCCAGGCATAATCAGAATGCTCATGGTTCAGGTGTGGTTTGAATTTACCATCAACTCTTTTGATGAACGTCGTGTAGTCCACCATTTCATCGCTTTCCGGAACCACGCTTGGCGCGATCCGGCGCGTCCAATAACGCGCTTCACCGCCAGGAGAGAATCCGATCTCTTCTTCGCACTCACGCTCAGCCGCCTCAAGAGGCGTTTCTCCATCCTCAACATGACCGCCAGGGAATGCCCAGGTTCCAGCCATATCAGATGTCGGAGAGCGTTTAAGCAGAAGCGTTTCACCGGAATCAGTCAGGAACATGATGCCAGCAGCATGAATGATTTTTTGATCAGGCTGCGACATTTGAATCAATTCTCACCCTTGCGAGTTCCGCCTTACCTTTGGCGGTCAGCATTTTTTCTGGAAGATCACGGAGATTATAGATGTAGCGATAATAGCACCGGCAATATACTTCTTCGCCGGGCTGCGTTATCTCATCTGTATATCCGTCTTCTCCAACTTTCATCAATCCAGACTTAATAGCCCAATTACCGCGAATAGCATAAATTCCGCTATCTCTTTCCGCATGATCTTTGCGGTAATTGTAATTCAGTTCTTTATAGTGGCTGTGCCACTCAGCCGCGATGGCCTGATTATCCCTGGCCAGAATATCGTTCAGAGAAGCGGCCAACTTATGACCCTGATCAATCAGGACGCGCCGCTCCTCGAACGGAAGATTGGATAAGGACTTCTTAATGTTGGCTTTCACTTCCATCTTATCAGCGGATTTTGTCCCGCCAATTGGAATGGATGTAGCCCAACCAGAGAACCGTCTCAAGGTCTGATTGATTGACTCCTCACGATTCAAGCGAATTAAATTCGCTGAAGTCATAATTCGTCGATCAAGCTCATTTCGAAGTTTTGGCTTAACTCTTTCAATAGTAAAGCGCGAAACTCCTTTATGGAATTTCAACATATTACCGTATTCAACGAACCTACGGTAAATGGTTTCAAGGTGTTGTTTCAGAGTTTCACGAAGGCTGCTTTCAGAGATCATGTCTCTTTTGGCCGCTTCTGTAATCCTCATCAACCACATATCAATTCGAGCATGACTATCGTATCCACGCTCAGTCATATCTTTGACCGCTTCCGTTATCACGTCATAAAATGACATTTGACGTGTCATAAAGCGATCTTTCCTGCCAGTTGGACGATGGAGACGTCAGTGACGACGCTCCATGCCCCGCCGGATAGGGCGAGGAGAGGGGACCCGCCCCGCCCGGTAGTAACATGATGGGTCAGCAACCCCATCATGTGTTCAATTGCTCAAGCTCATTGGGCGAGGCGGTCGAGCGTGCGGTTCTTCTGGCATCTTGCCTTCCGGCGGCTGAAAATTCTTCAGGTCGTCGTAATCCAGAATAAGCGGCCTTGGGAACAGCAATCTGTTCTCGCCAGCGTTCTCCACAGCCCACGAAATCAGTTTTGGCCTGTTGTCTTCGTCGATCTGAGGAAGAAGCACTTCCAACATAGAAATAATGGCACGCTGACGGACTTCTTCGATCTTGGAATCCGAGTCAGGATCTTTCAGCAGAGACGGCCATTCAGCTTTGAAGCCATTTTTCCAGCGATAAAACGCCTCCTTATAAGAGACGTCTTTGTATTCTTCTGGATAATCAGCTTTAATCGTGTCGAAGAACTCTTCATTCCAGGCACGACGCATGACGATTTCATCGAAAAATTCATAAATGGGTTGCATCCATTCACGAATACCGTCGATGTATTTCGCCATGTTCTTGGCGTCTTCCGTGCCTTCACCAAAGCCAGATACCATGGTCTCGTTTTCGAGCATCTTGGCTGGCATGTCGGCGGCGGTGGCGATGTTCTTCAGGATGTTGGTGCGGGCATACGTGCCAGCGCCGTCTACATTCTGAAGGTCGATGGATGCGATCTCTTCCGAGATATCAATCTGAAGGACGTTATTGGTCTGAGCTTCCTTCAGAAGCTGCCTCTTAACGCCCGCCAGACGCTGCATGGCGTTGTCGATGATCGACCCCGGCGCCTTTACCTTGGCGACCAGCAGACCAACCTTACGGGCCACCATATCGTCCGCGATCATCGTATTGATGAAGGACTTCAGGGGAAACAGCGCCCGCTGATACACCGACCGGCCAACATAGCCGAAAGCAGACGTCGTGTATTCAATGTAGACGGGCCTCTCATTCATCAGAACGATGGACCGGCTACGATGATACGGCTGACCAGCCGCCGTTATGATCGTGTGTTTCTGGAAATCAGAAGCGTTCGGGTCCTGGTTCAGAACCAACGATCCCGCCGTGTTCAGCGGATCGAGGACGTTAAAGTAGAGCGAAAGATCCGCCATTTTTTCTGGCGGAATTTCATCTTGAGCCGGGACACCTTCAGCACCAACGACAATCGAGCCAACGCCATAAATGCGTGCCACGCTGGCTGTTTGCTGAATATACTCGTCAGCATGAATATGCCGCCATTCTTTTTCGAACGCTTCTCTCACTCGCGTCTCTGGCGAATTAGAGACGGTGATAATTCTCTTCTGCGCCTGAGCCATCATGATTGGCGCATCAACCATCTTTCTTCCAAGAGGATGATAAGAATAGATGGTTTTGCAGATTTCGTAGCTTGGGTCTGACCCAGGCACAATTTCATCGCACATCAGCACTTGCTGAAGCGACGAATTGAGATAAGAGCCTTGGACGTTTAGCGTGGAAGACAAATCAGTTTCCGTTCACAACGGCCAGTGACAATTTACGATGCTGCTGTATGTGTGATTCGGCGGATTTCGATGGTTCTAACCAATCGACAGTGACGCCAGCAGCCTGACATGCAGAAAAAAGAATTTCTGGTGTAATGATCACACCTTTACGCATCAATGCGATATACAAAAGTGTAATCGGATTCATCAGAAACCTTCTTGATTGCCAAGAGCAATCGCGACAGCATAACAAAAAGCGTCCAATAAATCATCTTCATGCTGGTCTTTGATGCCAACCGTAAACATCAAAACCTGATTCAACAGATGATTTCTGACAGCCCCTTTGTATTTGACCGTCTTTTCGTAAGCGAACTTCGATAACTTAACCATATTCCGGTAAACATAACCGGAAATGGAAATCGCTCTTTCAGTCTTGCCCAACGCGGTGAGCTTACTGTCGATACGATTTGTATTCCAGCCGCGCCTCTGGCCCTGCTGAAGCAGGATCATTCCGCTTGCTTTGTCTTCCAGCCAGACGCCCAGAGAACCCATCTGAGCATGGCATTCACCGGCCAGATACTCGCAGTGTTCGAAGACGGACGGAAGCCACGTCTCCAACAAAGCGCCTTCGATCTGGCGGATGTCGTAATCCAGGATCACCAGCGGGTGATGACCCTCAAACTGACTGACGGCGCAGTAGACGACCGCCGTGCCATCGTGTTCCTTGCCGACCTTGGTCGCCGTGTCGATGACGGCGAAGACGCCGGAACACAACTCTGGATACCGCACCGCCTTGCCTTCGTGCAGCATGTTCTCCAGCGAGAAGAACTGAACACCGGCCCAATCGACGAACTCAGCCAGATATTCCTGCTGCCAAACAAGCGGTGGCCGTTCTCTCTGCAACCGCTCCAGTTCCGCCGCTGGCATGAACGGGTTCGAACTGGTCGGCGCGTGGAACTCAGTGAAGCCGTGTTCTGGCTCGTTGCAGATGCGCCAGAAGAAGTTGTCCTGATCGACGCCGTTGGTGTTACTCAGCGCCGTCGCTGACCCCATGTAGTCCAGAAGGGTCGGCTGGATCGAGCGGTTCCAGATGTCCATCATGTTCGGCTTGGTGAAAGCCGCTTCGTCGATGATGACCTCGTGGTATTTCCTCGACCGGCCCGCGCTCTCGTTCTCCAACGACCAGAAATCTATGCGCCCACCGGTCCTGGTCCGAATGACGCCTTCAGTCTTCGAAGACATCGAGATGACCGGCTTCAGCATGTCGATCAGTTCGTTATAGACTTCCGCCTGATATTTGTAGGCGGGAGTGAAGTAACCGATCAGCTTGCCGTTGATCGCTGAGTTTCCAGCCAGGGTCTGCGCGAAGGCGGTTTTGCCCCATCTGCGCCCGCAGCGAATCGCTTTAAATCGGGCCGGATGGCCGTTCTTATCCTGGAGAAGAAACGCATTAACCTGACCAGGATGAAGTGTCGGAAGCGTGACGTTGATGGCTGGCATCAGGCAAAATGACCCCTTGGCGGGTCGAGCCGCTCTTTTGGGCAGCGGTCCAGCTCAAAAGCCTCCTGCTGATCGCCCATAAACAGACCCCCTATGACACGATCCTTTGGACAAGTAAAGGACTGATTTCAAAATTTGTTGAATTTACGCAAACAATTATTCTTTTCAGAGATTTTACCTTGATAACCTCTCCGATCTGACCCTTCATTAATCCGGATTGTATTTGAACTTTGTCATTTACCTTGAATAAGGTGAAATTTTTATCTTCGAATTGCCAAGATTTCTCTTCTTGCTTTATCAATTCTATTGCATCATCGTTGATAACAAGATAATCATTGGTCAGTCTGTTTTTCATGATTGATATTTTTTCTGAATAAGACAACAGAATGCCAACATTCTCTTGTTTTACAAACACATATCCAGGATACGCTGGCTCAATGAACAAGACCTTGGCGCGTCTTGTTCTGGATATCCTTTTTGTGTTCTTGATGACGGGGCAATACGCCTCCCCGCCATTCGCGACGACGTAGGCGCAGGCGGCAATCGTCTTGCCGTATCGAACCGTCCCTACGGTCCAACTCATTCAGCTTTCCCGTCGATGATTTTGGCTGGATCAGGCAGACCGCCGATCACGTTGATCGTGACCTGATTGTCCCTCTGGTCCTGGTCGTCCTGCTGGCGCCACTTACCCCGAGCCTTCATCCAGAAGATCGCCGCCGGGACGCAGCCCTGGTCACGACTGGTGGCGATGTTGAACAGGTTCTGCGCGACGGCGAAATTGGCCTTGGCGGTTCCGGTGGCCAGTTCCTGCTTGAAATGGTTGTGCAGGGTGCCGACCGAGACGCCAAGGATCTCAGCGATCTGTTCCTGGGTCAGACCCATGCCGACCATGCTTTCGACCTGCTGGCGCTGGTAGCCGTCAAAGGCATACTCGCCGCCGATGGTGCGAGGAGCGACGTTTCCAGGACCGTTTTCCCGGAATGTGTGGGTCTGAGGCTCTTCTTCCAACTTGTCGAGCTTAAACATTGACCACTCCATAATACAGAGAGGGGGAGACCCCCTCTCTCTATATATATATGGAATCAGGCCAGACGCCAAATACGAAAGCCATTCTCGACCCGGCGCGACGTGAACTTCACGCCTTCGACCTTGCCGTAAATTTCCTTCGCGACCCGCATGGCGTTGATGCGGTCGGACTGCTTTTCGACGAAAAAGCTGTCGCCCGGACGCATCTTGTCCACCGGATAACGCGGCTCGCGTTCACCCTTGACACGAGCGACGCCAGTCACCTCGATACCGTGCTCGATATGAAACATTACCCTCTCCTTGTTACAAGAAAACAACTCGTTATGGATACACGCACTTTGAATACGTCATAACTCAACTCAAAGCATATCTGTTATGCATCTTTTGCATGAATATATTTCTTGTCGCAAAACACGAAATGGATAAACATCCTAAAATGTTCAAACGAGAGAATGACCCAGAAAAGATTAAGCGGTTTATTTTTTCAAATGATCCCGCTATAATATCAATCATGTTCGAGTCAAAAGGAAGGGAGTATGAATATAAGATAAAGACGACTGATATCGTTCACGATACAAGGTTCGTTTATGTTGACGTTAACGGGAGACAAGAAGATGAAATACTGATTGGTTTGTTTAACCGGCAAAAGTTCGCCAAAATCCTCATGTGTCCGTTGCCGCACCTTGATCAACGAATACAAGCATGGATATGGTTTGAGGATCAGGTTCTTGTTCGTAAAATACGGCCATCACGTGTGCTTTTGTCCGTCAGCTTGAAAATGAAAATGAGGGAAAAGCAATGATACACCTTAATGAAAAAAGCGTTCCATTTATTGTTGTTACAAATATCAAGGAGAATACAAAACCAATATCAATCGCACTTTACGATGAAAATTCATCATCACTTATCATGTTGACAAAGCCAAAATGCATCAAGTTAATTGCCGAACTACAAAAAGCAATGGGAGAAAACTGATGCAGACCTTTTTGCCATACAAGGATTTCGCCACTTGTGCCGCCGTTCTGGACCGTCAGCGTCTGGGCAAGCAGCGCGTCGAGACCCTTCAGATCCTGAAAACATTGATCTCGGGTGCGAAAGCGTGGTCCAATCACCCCGCCGTGAAGATGTGGCGGGGACACGAGTTCGCCCTTGTCGAATATGGTCTGGCCATATGCGACGAATGGGTCGAGCGCGGATACCAAGACACATGCGCGGAAAAGATGCTGGCGATCCCCTTGCGTGGTGGATCAAAGGCAAACCCGGCGTGGCTTGACGACCCACGTCTGACTGAAACGCACCGGTCAAATCTGATCCGGAAGCTGCCTGAACACTATCGGTGCTTCTGGCCAGATACGCCAGATCATCTCGGTTACTGGTGGCCGGTCAACTGAAGAGGTCGAAATGAGTTATCACAGTGATTACTGGGGCACCCCAGAGCCTAGTCGTTGGACGTGGCGCGGCTGGTTGCGGGTGGCCGAACACCTGATGGCGACGTTATGCATGTTGTGGGCGGGCATCCTGATGCTGGCCATGGGGTATATGCTGATCGGCTGGCTGACCGTCGGAATGTCAGTCTGCCCCTTCGCCGCCGCCTGTCTTGTGAGGCCGTCATGAAACGCCGGGCGCTGTTGGCCGCTTTGTTGCCAACGCCCGCCCTGGCGCACGCTGAGACCGGCTGGGCATCATGGTATTCCCACGGTCGCACGACAGCGAATGGAGAGCGATATAACCGTCATGCCATGACGGCAGCTCACCGGCACCTACCGTTCAACACTCGCGTCCGCGTCGAGCGTCTCGATACCAACGCCAGCGTCGTCGTCAGGATCAACGACCGTGGCCCGCACGTCCGGGGCCGGATCATCGACCTGTCTGAAGCCGCCGGACGTCATCTGGGTATCCATTCAAGCGGCGTCGCGCCGGTCAAACTCCACACCTTATAGGATTGTCATGCCAGCACCTGTCCTCATGATCCACGTGAAGCGTCTTCCGCATGCTGAAGGTCTTCCGCTTCCCGAATACGCCACACCCAATGCTTCCGGCGTCGATCTTCTCGCCGCCATTGAACGCGACGTCATTCTGTATCCAGGGGATCGTAAACTGATCCCCACGGGTCTCTGCGTCGCCATCCTGGACGGATTTGAAATTCAGATCCGCCCTCGATCTGGCTTGGCTCTGCGGAACGGGATCTTCGTCCTCAACACGCCAGGGACCATCGACGCGGATTATCGCGGAGAAATCAGCGTTCTGCTGCAAAATATGAGCGACAAGCCATTCACCGTCGAACGCGGCATGCGAATCGCCCAGGCCGTGTTGGCACCGGTAGCCCGCATCGACTGGCAGATTGTTGGCGATCTGTCGAATACAAAGCGTGGCGTGGGTGGTTTCGGTAGCACTGGAACGTGATTTTTTTTCACTGAAAAGTGATATTCGTGATTGACGCATGAGATCTTATGCTATAATCCCCACGAATACAGTAAGAAGACGTAAGGAGAAAAAACAATGGCACACACACCCGGACCGTGGGTCATCACGACAGATTATGATGGCGGTCGCGTCTATCAGATCTGGCATGATGGACCCAATGCACGATTGTCACCGCGTATCTGCACGCTCAGAAACGCCTCCACGCCAGTTTTGCAGCTCGACATCGAAGAGATGCACAGCAATGCGAGGCTGATCGAAGCCGCGCCAGATATGCTGCACGCCCTGAAAAGCGTGCTGGATCTGGCCGTTCAGCACGCTGACAAAGACCTGCTGGACAAATTGCGCCAGACCATAGTCAAGGCTGAAGGTAAGGAAGCGAAGTCGTGAGAGTGAATGAGCAAAACAACAAAGAAACCGGATGGTGCGAAATGGGTGTGTATGACGATGACAAACTGGTCGCCGTCATCACGCGACCGATCAAAGGTGCGTCCTGGTTCATGATTCCTGGGGAACCGTTCGCACCACGGCAGCGGTTTCGGTCAAGGAAGGCGGCTCTGAAGGCCGCTGGTGTAAATCCATAAACAACACTGAAGGAGAAAAAAAACATGAAACACCTCCAAACCCGTATCAACAACACTTGCTCCAGGATTGGCGTGACCGAAAAGACTCTGAGCAAAATGTCAGACAAGGAACTTCTCGGCATGCAGGATTTTGGGGTCTCTTCCCTTCGATATCTCAGGGGAAAATTTCCCCGAGGGCCTCTGATTACGTCGGAAGACATTAAGTATCTGAAAAAATACTCTTCCGAACAGCTCATGGAGGAGATCAAGCGCCGTAATCAAAGAGCCAGGAAATGATCCACCGCCTCGACCCCCCGATCCCCTTGGATACTCCAAGGGGTGAGGGATGGGCTTACCTCGTCATCGACTACAGTCAGGACCACGATCTTCATTGGGTCTGTTTCCTGAAAGACTCTGGAGAATGCTGGACATGGAGAAATCCAGACATCAAACTCCAGAAAAATATCACCTCCGGCATCAGAACGTGAAGAAACTCATCATCATGGTCATTCTGTCGTGGCTTGCCGTCGGCGTTATCATTCACATGGCATTCCATGCCATAATCGACAGTGGAGAAAGAAGTGTCTGCCGTAAACCAACTAAAGCTACAAGCCGGAGTTTCTCAGTTCCTGAGTGCCCTGCATCAAATAATTGAGTTTTACGGCGATGCCTGTGAAGCATTCCTGAATCTCCATGATAAGATAGTGTCCAGTGATGATTTTCATGAGCAGTTAGAAAGAGTTGCTGAAATACAAATAAAAAACGCAGAAATGTCAAAGAGTATAGCCAAGTCTTATGCGTTTTTCGTTCACACTGTCGTTCAGTGTCATGAAGCGGAGAAGAAAAATGACGGAAAAGATTGAGCGGTTCAAAAAGGCCCTGGAGATCCTGCATCGGTCCTCCGCGTCTCTGGCCGATGAGCTGGGGTGCAGTAAACGCACCTGCCAGTTGTGGGGCACGAGCCGAGAACCGCCCATCGAAGTCCTGAGATGGCTGGAACGTCAGGCGGAAGCCGTGTCGAGGATCAGGCCACCTGAGATCATCTGGCGGGCAGGGACACAATACGTCGTCAAAAAGGTTGAACGCGACAAGCTCTGGTGATACACTGATCGTGGTGTCTCCATACACCTTGTTTTTCTCCCGTTCGCAAACTTAACCGGCGCTTTTGCGCCGGTTTTTTTTCGCGAAAAATGTTGACACGAAAAGTCATATGCGGGATATTTCGTCATCTCATCATTGAGGACGAAAGATATGGCAGATAAACAGTCACCAGCATGGCAGCGTGAGGAGGGGAAGAACCCGAAAGGTGGACTCAACAAAAAGGGCCGGGAATCTTATCACAAAGAAACCGGCGGGACGCTGAAGGCTCCGGTCAAGTCCGGCGACAATCCGCGCCGGGCGTCGTTTCTTGCCAGAATGGGCAACATGCCTGGGCCGGAACGGGACAAAGACGGCAAGCCAACGCGGCTCCTGAAGTCCCTTCAGGCGTGGGGCGCGTCGAGTAAGGCTGAAGCAAAAGAGAAAGCGAAAGCGATCTCAGAGAGAAACAAGAAAAAGGACAAGTGAAAATGAAACGGGAAGAAGAACAAACCATCGAAAACATCCTGAATGTCATTCGGGTGTTAACTCCCGAAGGCATTCAGTTTGGTGTCGGGCTGTCGCTGATAATCGACCTCATTACGCCTCTCGATCCCGAGGAGCGTGAGTTTCTGCTTAAGAAAATTATCGACGGATGCAGAGAGGTCTGGGCGGCGTCGGATCTGATGAACGCTGAACCGGAAGGAGAGGCGTGATGGAAGCGTGGCACTTCGTTGGAGGCACCCTGCGCGACGGGTCTCCAATCCCGCCGGACGGAGAGACCCTGGCTCTAGAGGGGCCGATCATCCCGTGCAAATGGGGGCTTCACGCCAGCGTTCGTCTGATCGACGCCCTTCATCACGCACCTGGAAACACACTGTGCCGGGTCAGGTTGGGCGGCGAAATTGTAGAGAGGGAAGACAAGGTAGCTGCCAGTGAGCGGACCATCTTGTGGCGGATCGACGCCGATCCTGTCCTCCGGGAGTTCGCCCGGTGGTGCGCGTTGCAGGTCACTAACCTGTGGGCCGCACCTGACGTCGTGCGGCGATGGTTGGAAACCGGAGATGAAACGCTGCGGGACGCCGCCTGTGCCTCCGCCCAGGACGCCGGCTGGGCCGCCGCCAGTGCCGCCGCCTGTGCCTCCACCAGAACCGCCGCCAGTGCCGCCGTCCGGGACGCCGCCTGGGCCGCCGCCAGTGCCGCCGCCAGTGCCTCCGCCCGGGACGCCGCCTGGGCCGCCGCAAATGCCGCCGCCTGGGCCGCCGACCGGGCCGCCAATGCCGCCTCCTGGGACGCCGCCTGGGACGCGCAGAACGACAAACTAACTGAAATGGTGCTAGCCGCTCATGACAAACAGACCCAGCAAACTCGACTGCCCCTCTGACGCCCACCCCTTCGTCCGCCTCTTGTTCGACGAAATGCGGAAGAAAGGGATGTCGATCAGCGATCTGGCCATCAGAAGCGGCGTCGACCGAAACACCATCTCGTCATGGCGTCGGCGAGGAACCATGACCCTTAACAGCATGGAATGCTGTCTTGGCGTGTTTGGTCTTGAGTTGATGGCCGTTAACGATCCAAAGAAGATAGAAATTGCGTCAGCGAAAATGGCGGCGTATAAAGTGACGATGGATCTGATAAAACATCACGCAGAGACAATACTGAAGGTGGCGAAATGAACGAAGAAATCAGAGCGGCGAGAGAAGAGTGCCTCATGTTAATGAGGATCTGGCACGATTGCGAAAGAAGGCTGTCTTATGTCGACAGTCACTATAATTGGTCCTTGAAAAACGGCCATGAACCTGACGCATTTCTTGTTGGCGCCGAGCAAGAAAAAAGAGATATATCTCGCGAAAAATACATAGATTCTTGCCATGTCTTGAATAACCTGGAGAGAATTGAGCTAGAGAGTCGGAAGAAAAAAGAGGAAGAGATCGCCCAAAAGAAACGCGAGAATCTCCAAAAGAAACGTGAAGTTCAAATGAAGCGTCAAGAGTCTGGGGTAAGCCTAGATCCAAAAGAAAGAATGGGAGAAATATATCGAAGAAGGCTGGAAGGCAAAACTTATAAAGAAATAGGTGAAGAGTTTTGTTTTTCAAAAAGTAACGTAGAAAAAATAGTGAAATTAGCGCATGAAAAAATACAAAAAATAATGAGCAGGGATATTCTTAATACGCCATCAGGCTTGCCGAAAGACGTGGAACTTGCTCACGGAATATGGCACACGTTTTCGTGGGAAGATAAGCCAGAGCCGGTGTGGAAAATGGAGGTGAGATAAATGAACCAGAATGACATCCGTTGGCAGCTTGTTGAGCGTTTTCAAGCCAGGGTGCATATTACAAAAAACTCTGCGTTTTTACTCAGCGTCCGAATGTCTTCCTACAATAGACAGTCAGTATATTGGGAGGTTCAAAAAGAAAGTAATGGTAAATTCAGTATGCTGAATAGCGGAAACACAGATAGCATTGAGGCGGCGAAAGAGGCTTGCTTTCTGGCCATAATGAACCTGAAGAGGGAGGAAAAAGATGGATCTTGACGAACTTCTGGCCAATCTGCGCAAAGTAGAAGGACAAACTACCCACTACCTACGAAACCCAGAAGGACCTGAAGCCGCTCTTTTGATCGAGAGACTGATCAAAATGACCAAAGGTCCTTATGATCCATTTACTGGAATAAGACGGCAATTTAATGAAAAAGTTTAATGCATGGGTCATTGTATCGCCAAATGGCCTTGAGATACAAAAATCATTATCGTTTGAAAAAACAAAAGCGTGGAGAAACGCTGGCTTTGGAGACTTTATGCAGGTAAAAAAGGCGGTGGAGCAGGGCTTCCAGCCAGTAGAGGTGGAAGTCAGGAAGAAGAATATGACTTAGGAGAAGACAGATGCATGTGACGGAGAAAGAAGCTAAGCAGTTGGCGTGCTATCAGCGCAATCAAGGCGTGTGCCTTGCCTCGCGCTGCATGGCGTGGCGGTGGGTGGATTGGGAATATGAAGACACACGTAGCGAAATCCAGCCTGGGCCGGATTGGAAGGCGGGAGAATACGTAAACCAATGGTTCCGGCCACATCCTGACCGCCGTGGTCGCTGTGGTATGGCG